GCAAAATCCGGTTGATTTAAATATTGTCCCATAGTATTATAGTCTTGATTTTACTCGTTGTGTTATTGGCATTCCAGTTGGCTCGTTTGGTTGGTCAAAACGTAATTTAATACCATTTTTACCGGCGCTATATCCAGGCGCTTTAGGATATGCTGTTGTATCTAATGGTCCATCCCATATTGCGGTTGCCCCAACTCCATTCAAAGCCGCTTCTTTATCAATAGGAAATATTGGGTGTACTTTTGCTTTTATATTCATAATAGTTATATTTATTAAAAAGTAGTTGGTACTACTTGTTGTGGTTGATTTTGTACGCCTTGCGGTTGTTGCATACCAATTTGTGAATTAAAACTGTTTGGTACTTGTGTTCCATATACTCCCTGAATAGTTGACGGAGTAGAAAATAAACCGGGGTTTATTGGCGATGGTTGTACTTGGTTGGGATTTTGTAATCCTGTTTGGTCAATAGGCGTTGGTGCTATCATTGTCTTTTATCTTTGTTTACGTTATCTATTGCAGTTCTTAACACTGTGTCTGTATATGTTTTGCCTGTCATTATTGTATTTCTATAGCTTGTTGGTATATCTTCTTTACCTAACATTATACGATACATTTTACTAATTAGTTGTTTACACTTAAATGAAACTTTGTATATGTGATATTTTTGGGTTGTATGGTTTCTTTCTCTCCAAACCACAATCCATCCCTCTTTCAATAATCTGTTCCAGCGTTTATTGTCCCAACTATAAGCATACGTACCTATCTTGTAATCTTGTTTGGTAAATAAATCCATACAATCAAAATATATTAGCAACTCAAGGTCTGCATCAACCAAGTCATTATTTCTACAAGCCCAACGCCTTATTATACGATAATGTTTTAATAAACCTAGATCTTTTATGTCTATGGCTTCTAATCGTTTCATAATATTACAGCGATGTCTTGCAACTTAATAACCGTGTATTTTTTACCTTCAGGTTCAATGCCGAATCCGGCTGCTTTATCATAAAGTATTTTATCGCCGGGTTGTATGACTTGTATGTCTTCGCTTACATAGTCTACGGTTGCTTCTTTATACCTTATGTTTTCTTTATCTTTATCTGCTAGTAATAATCCTCCTTCTGTTTTTTCTACAGTTAGTTTTGCTGGTGTTATAACTATATAATTACCTATTGCCCTCATTTACTCTTAGATTATTAATTACACAATCCGTTGACAATATTGTAATTGCTACCGAGGCAGCATTTTTTAATGCACTTTTAGTTACTAATAATGGATCAATAATGCCAGACTCTATCATATTGACGTAAGTATTTGTTATAACATTAAGACCATACCCGTTTTCACGCACAAATCCTTTATCAACAACTATACCAGCATTGGACACAATTACATTGAACGGTGATCTAATTGCTTTTAATAGTACCTCTTCCCCGATATTTTTTGCTTTAATTACATACGATGCATCCAATAAGGCAATTCCACCACCTGATACAATACCATCTTTTATAGCGGCCTTAGTTGCGCAAATAGCATCTTCAACTCTATCCGATTTTTCTTTTAATTCTACCTCAGAATTCGCGCCTACTTTTACTACCGCGACTTTAGCAGACAACCTAGCTAATCTTCTTTCTAATCTAATTACCTCTCCAGGAGCCTTTGTCTCTGATAATTGTAATTTTATATTTTCAATAAGTTCTACTACGGCGGGGTTGGATTCATCAACTTGTAAAATAGTTTCAACATCTGTAGTAATACTTTTTATGCACGTTCCTAAGTGTTCAACTGATATTAAGTCCATATCGTCACCAAGGTCTTCATTTATAATGACTGCTCCGGTAAGTATTGCTAAATCATTTAAAGTATCTTTTTTATTGATACCATAAGTTGGTGCATTAATAACGTTTACTTTTATATTACCTTTTACTTTATTCATAGCTAACGCCGAAAGCACTGATTGCTCTAAGTCCGCAATAATCAATAAAGATTTATTATTTTTTATAACGTGTTCTAACACAGACTGAATTTGTCTTATTGTCTCAACTGGTGATTCAACAATCAATATAAGTGGATTATCGAGTTCTGCTGATTTTTTTAATGGGTTTGTAATAAAGTTTGAATTAACTAAACCTTTATCATACTGTACCCCCTCAATAAACTCAATCTCGGTTTCTTCTAGCATTGATGATTCCATCATTACAACACCGTTATCCCCGACAGATCTAAAGGCATCACCAATTATTTTACCAAGTAGTTTATCATTATTAGTAGAGATAGTAGCAACATTATCTATCATATCGCCTGTAACCTGGATTGCTATTGATTCTAAATATGCAATAACAGAGGCAACTGCCGATTCTATACCTTCTTTTAATTCTCTTGCATTTGTATTAGTTTGTACTTTATATGCTTCCTCAAGAATAGCTCTGGCTAATACCGTAGCAGTAGTGGTTCCGTCTCCGGCTTCTTTAACGGTATTTCGGGCTGCTTCTTTCAATAGTCTAGCGCCCATATTCTCTACAGGATCTAATAACGTGATGCTATTAGCTACCGTTACGCCGTCTTTTGTAATTATTGGTCTGCCAGTATGATCTTCTAGCATAACACATTTTCCCCCGGCCCCAAGTGTTGATCGTACAGCTCTTTCTAGTTTATTTATTCCTTCAAACACTTTACTTCTGGCATCCTCGCCAAAATTAAGATGTTTAACAATTGCATCTGACATATTTTATTTGATTAAATTTGATATAATATATATATTACATAGTTATATGTAACTTTACCTACCCTTGACCATTATAGCTTTTACTATATAGCTTAGATGATTTTAACTTTGATGTTTTGCTTTTTGAATGTACACCTGGTCTTGATACGTTTTTCTTTTCTTTTAAAGAAGTATTATTTTGTTTCGCCATAATATATATGCAATTATAATTATTATTAATAAACCTATGTACATAGAATAATCTGCTTCTTTGTCTACTTTCTTATTATTCACAACAGTGCGCTCCGTTACTTTTGCTTTTATAGTCCCTACGGAATCAATACGCTTGTTGTTAACGATTATTTTATTATTTGTATATAAACTATTATCTTTTATTTTTTTGATCTTTAAAACAACGTTTTTGTATGGTATATTATTAACAAATATTGGTTTAGAATTATCAACCGGAGTCAATGTAATTTCATCCGTTGTTATATCCTTTTTTATATTTGTTGTATCTTTAGCGATAAATTTATCTATAGTTACTACTTTAGATGTCGCTTCAACTAAACTATCTTTCTTTATGTTTACTTTATCGACTGTAACTTTTCTAGCCCCGCACGATATTAAAAATAAACTAACTAAAATATATAAGTACTTCATGCTCTCTTCTATTAATTAACCCTTTATTCGGTTTTTTATTTACATTACACCATTTCATAAATTCTAACTTTATGTTTGGATCATTATCATCTATATTTACTTTTTTTAACAATGTACTTTTAGAGAAAGCATTTATACCTATGTTATAAGATATACTTACCAGAGCGTTAAATTGGTTTTGTGTTAAAGGTTTTTTTATTAAATCAGAAACCTTGTTTGCAAAATCATCTGCTATTTTTTTGAACATATTGAAAGCATCAACCTCTGTTATAGGCTTATCCGCCATAGTTACCTTCTTGCCATCCAAATAGAACGTTGATCCATAACCTATAGTTGCAACTTTTGCCGAACACAAGTATGGTTTTGCTCTAAAACCTTCAAATCCAGTTATCAATTTATAACCTATATCATTTAACTTCATATTATATCTCCACAGTGGGGCTTTTAAGTGCTTTAAACCAGTCGTATATTTTCATACACGTGTACACTATTGACACCAGTAGTAGTACTATTTTTAAAATATCTTCCAAATTTGTAAAACTTAATACCAATGTTAGGCTATTTAACAAATATAACTTTATTGAATCTTGATTCATTATCTTTTTAATTTTTCTACTGCAGTAATGAAAGTTTCTGCTCCAACATATGCAGTAGCTATTATAACCCAATCCGATGAGGTTAATGTTCCTACGAACAAACCTATGCAGGCTACAATAAATACCATTAGTTTTCGACTTATCCATTTGCTTATTAATATATCTAATTGTTCTTTACTCATTATTCATATTTTATTTATTTAAAATCGTTAATATTATTGGGGCTATAATTGTTGATAATAAATCTTTGTAGTCAAATCCTTTATAAACTATTTGGTCTCTAATTTCTTTACCTAATGCAAACACAATCACCACACATAGTGAGATTAAATTTGACATTATTAAAGAAGATAGGATAAATATAACAAATCCATATATAAAATGATTTGCTTTGTCGTGCGGTATTAATGGAAGTCTCATAATATTACTTGTATTAAAAATCTGTTTCTATGTAAATCTTATTAATGCCTAACTGTACCGAGGTAACCGGTGTTAATGCTCCGTTACTTGCGAGTACACCTGCGGTTAACATTGTTGTATTCGTTGGCAGGGTGAGTGTAGCGGTGCCACTAGCTTCTGTGCCTGCATTTAGATCCTCAATCTTCCAAGTAATCTCGCTACTGGACGGAGCGCAATAAATATAAACATCGTATCCTCTACCAGTAGTAATCGTATATCCGGTACTGGCTTTTGTAGGGGCGGCGGTACCTCTTGTTAAAAAAGAAATTACTCCATTATCTCCTGAGTCTATACAAAATCCAACAGTATTATTTAAAGCACTTGGTTCCGCTGAAACAACCGCGGTCCCTGAATGCATACCGGCAAATAATCTTGAACCATTAGTCCAAATATCCATACCAAATCTAGCATAAAAGAAGAAGCCCCCCTGTGGAGCAATAGGACCTCTAAAAAACATCGCTTCCGTATTTCTTTGCCCCAATACCTGATTAGTTGTTGTTACTACATTAGCATACCTTGCACGTTTAATAGATGTGTATAATGATGTTGTGTTTGGTAGCGCTTGGGTAAAAGCTCCAGCTCCTGCGCCTACTGTTCCGCTCCATAATCCAGCTGTTGCATTGGTATTATTCCAAATTGTAACATTATTATCCCAAAAAGAGTTTTGTAATGAAAAGTCGACACCGTCTGAATCTTTTGTTTTTAAAACTGATTTACCGCCAATCTTTTTTGCATATAATTTTAGACTACCTACAGATGGAGATGTTGGTTCGCTTGTTTGTATGGTATAGTTTGTAATAGTTGCAATACCACTACCAAAAGTAGCTATTGCCCAACTTTCTGTTGCTAAAGCATTTAAAGCAGTAACACCGCCACCTGCTAAAAGTATATTAGCATCTGTATCGCCGGATCTTATAATATTATCAGCAACTAAGTCGCCACTTAATGTAAAAGTAGAACTCGTATCGTCTATTGTCATTGATGTTCCGCCTGCAATTAATGTAAGAATATCACTATTTGCTCCCAATGAATTGCTTGTAATTCCGTTTGAAAACGTCTTAATGCCGGTAATAGTTTCATTTCCTGTTAAGTGTACCACCGATGCGTTATTAGCCGGGGTATATCCTAAAGTTGTGCCTATCGTTTTTGGCTTCCATAATAATGTAGCAGTATCATAAGTTAATACTTCGTTATTATTTGGAGCAATAGCCGATACGTTATGTAACTCTTCTAACTCATATCCATTATCTACTTTAACGAATATTGTTCCGTTAATGCCGTGAGCGTATATAACATAACCAACCGTGATAATATGAATTGGAGCAACGGGTTTGATGTTGGTAACTCTACCAGCAACTGTTCCGCTTAAGTATATTACGTCTCCATCTGCCCAAGTTTCTCCTTGTAAACTACCCGTTGTGTTTATCCCTCTTACTATACCGCTTGTGTTAATAAATCCTTCTTGATTGTTCAAGATGGTCTCAGTGACCATACCTATGGTAGTACCGCTATTGACATCGTTATCCGCTAAAGCCAAATCAACTTTAGTCCTTTGTCCTTGCGCGCCTGTAATTCTTACCATTTGGTAATTTGATTCTAATAAAGTTATGTTTGTAGCTGTTTTATTAACTACTCTAATTACAGTTTCTTGTCCAATCTGCAATGTGACGTTTCCACCTTTTAGTCCTAAATCTAAAGTACCATCAGTATCGTTCCATTTTAATTTACCAACAGCGCTTGTCTGAGTATTTATTGTGTTGAATTGAGTATAATCATTTGTCAAACCCCAAACCCCTAAGTTTACATTACCTGTAGCTCCAGTATAAGGAACAAATCCAGCAGTACTTGCATATGTCGCGTCCGCGTATCCCTTGTCTATTAAAGTTCTCGCATCATAACTTGTTGACAAATCAGCTGCATATTTAACCGGAACAGTCGACTGTAATCTTGTTCTGCTAATTCTGAATATCCCTGACGTAATACCATCTCCTATTGAATTACCAATATTAAATGAGTGCTCTGCAACAGCGACTCCTGACACTTCATTACTTCCGGCCACGTAAGAGTTTCCAAAGTAATTTGTCGATGCATAACTAAATGGTTGAGTGATTTGTGGATTACCCAATGCAAAGTTAAATGAGGCTTGCAATCTATTCATTGATAGATTCAATGCACTTAAATCTGAATATTGGTTTGCAACACCGTTGTAAATATGCAATGTACCGGCATCATTAAAATAAGACAATGCAGTACCTGCGGCATTAAGAATTTGAAACTGTTTGGTTGTTTGTAATTTAACCTGTACGTTTCCAATATTATTATTCTGAATATCACTTCCAGTTAAAGTCCACTTACTTCCTGAGACAGCTATTCCTGCATTCACAGCATCAACAGTAGGATATTTTACACCTGTTCCGTCAACCGTTAAACTATTCTGTTTATTAATAGTAGCTTCTTTTGTATCTACATATATCTTTTGAGGATAGTCTAGATCTGTGATGTTAGAGGAGAAGTCTTGGATACCCCTAAAACCTGTTGCAGATGGATTATTTGATGAATATGTAAGAGCTTCATTGGTTATTACTACTTGACCAGTCCATCCTGTAGATTCATCATAAATTTCTATTTTTGGATTATCTTCATCAAAATAAAAGGCTCCTACACCATTTAGCCCATCTGTACTTTTAATTTTTACGTTTGAAAACAAAAATATATCCCCATTAACAGGATTACCTACTGTAGTACCTGTTAGAGGTATGTAGTTTGTTATAGGAGTTGGTATATCTGATGTTAATGCTATAGTCCCAGATGCATTTGGCAACTGATACGTGCTATTAGTATCTATATTATCAGCTTTAATAGTCGCCGTGTTCTCGTTTGCTGTCTTGCCCAGTTGAATAAACGGTAAATTATTTTCGTCGGTTGCTATTGTAACACTGCCGGTTTCGTCATCTAGACTATTTACAGCAAGGTAGGAACCAAGTAACTTTATATTATTAGTTGTGGTAGCTCCTATAGTAGTTACTTGTTGTAAATCCTGAGGACCACCACTTCCAGTACTTAAGGTAAAAGATGTCATATCGTAATACAAATCTTTCATCACATTTCCATTACCGCCAATAAATTCCAACGTTAATTTATAAAAGTTTACATTACTAGTTACTACATAACTGACTATTCTGTAATGCCCAAAATTATTAGCCGTACTTTGCTGAGATAACAATATATTACTATTAATTAAATAGTCTAAAAATATAGTAACATTTTGACCAGAGTTATCGGTTTTACCAACTATTAATTCTGTTATATTAGCAAATGGAGTATTGTCCCCACCAAGTAACGGTAAAGACATTGTTCCTTGAACTGGATTTATAACAACAAACTTCCATAACATTTGACCGCCAATAGAAACCTTACCATTTACGTTTAAGTAATTAGCAACAGTTTGCGCAGTAAAGTTTACAGTTTGCCTATTGATAATCTTAGTGCCAATAAACACATCGGAATCTTTTATATCCGTATCTCGCTGGTAAGAATTTATTATTGCCATATTAGCCTACTAATGTTACATTAGAAATTAATCCGTTAGCTACTACAATGCTGTATGTTCCAGGTACACTATTTACTTGTCCTAAAACAGATAGGGTACCGCTCCACCCATCCAAAGTGGCAGCCGCTAATTCTACTATGGATCCAATATTAAAAGATACTGTCTTTGGTTCCTTCGTTATATTATACGATGTCCCAATAACGGTGTCATCTATATTTGGTTGTGCAATTGGATATGTATTTAGTAGTGCCATATTATTTTTTTTTATTTTTATTTTTAACGCTAGTTCTATTCGTAGATTTGTCATAATTATAGTTACTCACTGGTTTTCCAGATTCTTTTGATGCTCTGTCCTTAGCTCGTTCCTCAGCCGTCATATTGTTCCGCTCTCTACCCTTAGCAGTTAATGTTTTACCATCTGCTTTAAGTTGCCCCCTTTTCTTTAATAAACCAATAGCCATTTCCCTACTACCAACTTGAGCAGTTAGTCTATCTATTAGTTGGCCTTTCCCCATACTTTTCTGTGTAGCCATATTATATATTTAACAGTTCCATTTATCAAGCGCTAACTTTTTTCTTGAAGGTTCACCGTTCGGTTTTGTCATAGGTCCAGGCATACCAGACATTCTAGCGCAGAAAGATTTACGTCTATTTGCATCTTTGCTACCCGCTTTTAATTCAGATGGTTTTTTAGTTACAGCTGTTTGTAATTTACTACCAGGATGTTCAGCTCTATAACTAGCAACGCCTTTTGCGTTTAACCCACCTTTTGGGTCTTTGCCTTCTTTACGTGTCCATGCTGCTGTTTTTGCCATTATAATTTCATATTAATTATATACTCTTATTTTTCTATTTAAAGCAGACTCTCTCATTTTTGCTTTTCTTTCTTCACTATGAGGTTGTGTTTTTACCCCTTTTTTAGCTAAACTCATTTTATCTTTGGTCTCTTTGCTATGTCCTTTTCTTTTTACTCCTTTATTAGTTTTTGGAATTCCTTTAGAGGATAAACTTCTTTTCATATTTGATTCAGGAGTCATTACTATATTTTTGTTCCCCTCTCCTCCATCAGTCATATTTACAAGAGTTCCTAACTTTAAATCTTTTCTCCCAAACCAACTTATTAAAAGTATTTCTAATTCTATAGCATCTTCCCAGGATAAATCATTTTTTAATATTTGAACCTCATACCCATATTTCTCAATAATATTATGCCAGTATTTATTTCTATTTTGTTTACTGTTAGGCCTTTTGTCATTACCTATACCAATATAGAAAACTTCACCACAAGGTTTTAAATGATAATATATACAATTATTATTCATTATGAATATACTCTTATTTCTATTGGGGTGTTATAAAGTAATTCATTATTAGTGCCACCAGCACCATCAACAATAGACGTAATAAACTGATAAGTATTTGCATCATTAGCGTAATGGTCAGTTGATACAACAGGTATACCTATATTATTATCTAAAATACCCATAGAAAAAGTAGTTTTATCTATTGTAAACAATGCACCAGAATTAATAGAATAAATTCCAAATCCATTATAAGTAAACCATATATTACCAATAGTGTTCTCTAGTACCGTTGCTACTGGAGCTCCTGTGTTGTATCCCAACATGCCTCCATCTCCCCAGCTATTAGGGGTTGTACCTGTAGCAACAAAATAAGTATCATTAATATTGTCTGGAGCACCCACGTTTGTCCAATCCCCAAAAGGATCTCCAATATCAACAATTTTATAAGTTCTTCCAACAATAAGATCTCCGCTGTTTATTGTAGTAGGATCATCTCCACCACCCTGTGTTAATAAAGCAGTATACACTTTATATGGTCTAATTGTATTGGATACGTCGTTCATTGTGTACCATTCACTTGCTGCTTTTAACGCTGCGCTACCTGAATATCCTGTGTTAGCATTCTTACTAACCATAAATACTTTTTCTTCTCCTGGAATTATTGCCATTATTTTTTAGATTTAGTTATTTTATATTTTTTACCACTTTCGCTTTTGGTACCATTACCATCGTTGCCTCTGTTCTGCTTAGGGGATTCCCATCTACCATCTTCGTGGTCCCAATCCTTACCTTTACCTTTTGGATCAGCACGATGCCTTCTTTGGTCGTCTGCTTTCTTTGCTCTTCTATCCGGGGTTTTAGCATAAGCTAAATCTCTCGCTGCTTTATCCTTCGCTGCTTTAGGCGATAATTTCTGTGCCATACAATAAGTTTTAATATACTTAATATACTTACGTGCAAAATAAACATCTTACAACGTGACGTTAGCCTACTATTTTTATATATAACTACCTAATGTCACTCTTCTACCTTGTGTGTTTACTCTAATAAGATGTAAAAAAATACTGTAAAAATTTTTTTTGTAAAAAAAATATTGTCAGATATATATATGTAATGTGTCAGATATATATATGTAATGTGTTACACCCCTATTTCTAAGCTGCCAGCCCTAAAGGGAAACACGTTTCGTTGACCCCACGGGGGTTCCAAGTTCCAGTTTGTACCAAACGTTTCAGCTTTCGTGTCCCGAACCCTGGGATATTCCTGAGTTTCTGTCTGATGTTCTGTCTTCCCCATCCCCGCACTGGTCCTGCTCCGTGTCTGTATCCTGCTCTGGTCCTGTGCCCTGCTCTGTGCCCCGCCTGTGATTGGATCCAACGCGCGTGCCACGTCCGTGATTGTGTCCTTACGATGCGTACGATATGTTATATGATCCAGTGCATTACGATACGATACAGCTGGCATGTGAGCTGATCCTCGCGTTGTGCATGATATGATACGTGAGCGTTAGCGAACGCAATGTGTGTATAGCATTTCCCTACAGTCTAGATACGATAGGATATTGATAATATATATGAATCTAAATAATAACATCATGACAAGATTAAATGATCTGAATCCGCAGACAAGACTAGACCTAATTGAAGAATCAAGATGGCAGTTCGGACAAGAGCACGTTGCTGAATGTATTGCAGACAACGCTGAGATAAACGGTATGTGCGACTGGAGTAAGACTAGGCAAGGAGCAGCTTACTGGGCATGGATAGACGCTGGTAGTCCAGATGATTCGATCATCCCTTTTAACAATCGAGTGTTCGATCCGCTAAGCAACTAACATAAGGATATAGGTCCCGGTAAACGGGATCTTTTATTGCCCTCTCCCGGGTAATTGGCAGAGCGAAGCATGCGAGCTAGCGAGCATCGCTCGTGTATAGCACTTACAGTCTGAGTACGGAGAGTATTTGATAATATATATGAATCAAATAAGTAGTAACAATTTTAAATTAAAATAGAAGTTCTTACAATCTTAACACGAAGAGTATTTGATAATATAAATGTAAGTAAGTAACAAACAAATAACAATAAATAAACAAATTATGAAAAATCAAGTAGAAATTGAAGTAGTAGAAGTAGAAGTAGTTTTAACTAATAAAGAATTGTTGGCTAATGCGATCGCGAAATTGAGTCCAGAGGACTTGGCATTGATCTATCCACCTATTGAAAGAGCGAACTTTGTAGTAAGAAAAAGTTGGTTTGGTAGAAATCAAATCATTAGTTTTGTTAACAACAAGAATCAAAGAGTTACCTATAATCACGATGAGGTACTTAAGATAATGTTACCTAAATTATCAATAATGCCTTGTTGGATTAAAAGAGAATATTGGTCTCAATCAACTGACTTACCAAGTAATGTTAGAAATACTAGTGCAATCTTGAGTATTGAACTTCTAGAGCCTACTGAAAAGTAGGTTTTAGGTTTCCTAACGGAAAATGCTATACACTTTACAGTCTGGGTACGACCCAATAACGATAATAATAATGAATCTAAAAACAAACAATATGAGTCTAGTTAAAAACACTGCAACGAATGCGGCTGAATTGTACAAATTACTATCCAAAGCGGATGCTATACAACATCCAAGCTTCTGGCCCAACCCAGGACTAAACAGAATGGATCTATTATTGAATCCTGCCGCAACAGATGCGGTCGTATATGAACGCGATGGAAGCGATTACACGATCTCTATCAAGAGTATTACTAACATTGTAACATACGAGAACTAATGAAAGAACTAATCAAATATGCAGCCCAGATGGCCTCAAAATATCCATCTAAATTGAATGAAATAAATGATCTGTTACAATTATGTAAGGATGAAATTGACCAAGGAGGATCTGAATCCCACGAGATAGAATTATGTGCTGAAGATATTAAACAAACCTGTGAAGATGATGAATAAAGTAGCTTATTTTGCGAGCGGTATCATTATGGGTGCATTAATGATCGGTATTGGAACAAGTGTTAAACAACAACAACCAAAACCACATCCAAGACACGAGATTGTGTTCTTATGGAATGATGATGATGAATCCATACCTAAAGACGGGACCATGATTATGATCCAAGAGACTGTAGGAGATACAATCTGGATTGGTCCAAATGATGATGAGGAAACTTATGATTATACTAATTAAAAATAGTGACATTAGCCTGTTATTTGTAGTTTAATAGGCTTTTGTCACACTTTTAGCGAATAGCTTAAATGCTATACACCGGCCTGACTTTGTAATATAGTCGGAAGAGTAGACTCCGTCCAACTTTATATTTAAAGATGCTATACACCGCAGGTGATTAGATCAATTATAGTGACATTAGCCTACTACTTTATTACCTTAATACCCTATTGTCACATTATTCACTTTTACAGTCTGAATACGGATCAATATTGATAATATATATGAATCTAAAAATAATAAAGAATATGGATACTATAATAGAAAGTAGAGAAATTATAAGATGCTCCGCAGATGACCGATATATATTGGTAGTCAAAGCACAAGGACTTATAATTGGATTAAATTTTATGCAAGGATGTGAAATAGGAGAATTAGATTATTTTAGAAAAGAGTATGCAAGCATCGACTATGAATTAACTAATTTCTACAATGCTATACACCAGTCTTTAAGCGGATCTACGGAGATCGACCGTATTAATCAGGCAATGTGGGGATATGTTAACTTCTCTAATCCTTGTTAATTCGTAAGGTACTGAGAGACACTACATTATACCTCTCTTACTTTTAATACTAATAAACAGTTAATAACCCTTACAATCTGAATACGATAGCGAATTGATAATATATGTGTAACAAATTAAAACTAACATTATGAGTGAGATTGAATTAATGGAATTGATTGCGGAAGAGACAGTTTATATACGTGAATGGCGTGATTCTCTTACTATTGAACAAATAAATAGTATATAATGAGTATGCATGGTACTACCTCTGATGACCTAGATATTTTGACTCGTGAAGAGTTGATCGAGTGGTTATGTTGGAATGATAGAAATGGTTGTTACCGTGACGATGAAGCTACAGCCGAATTCGGGGAAATATTACCCTATGAGGAAGCATATTGGATAGCGAAAAGACAAATTAACCAGTAAAATACAATAAAATGAGTGAAAAAAGTAGTATAATTTATCGTGGTTTCGAATTTGATTTCGAATTTAACTACACACCGGGTAGACCACAAACTTGGGAAGATCCAGAAGAATATGAAGAATGGGAGATATATAATATCACCTTAAATGGAGTTGATGCAGATGACCTGTTAGACCCTATGTTGCAGGATTTTGAAATTGAAGTAATTAATAACCTTAAAGATAATTAAAATGACAAATAAAGAATGGTATTTAAGTCTATCTAATGACTTACAAGATAAAGTGGCACATAATTGTAACTCACTTAATGAGTACTATAGATTCGCCCAATGGTATGATGATAAAAAGGGCGCCTCTATATGCGGAGCGTTTTGTTGGGATGATTCTATTGAAGGTAATGAATTTTGGTATGGTGTTTATAAAACAATGGAGAACTTATGAGAAATTATAGTAAAGCATTTAAAATTCTTTTGGCAAGAATTATGTATGAATTGAGAGAAGCCGGGAGATCAGCGGCGTATGCTATACACAGGTAAGACATGGAAACTTTTAAAAAAGAATTCGAAACAAAAGGCGGTAGCGGTTATTTATTAATCACTAAACGAGATGAAACAGGTAGAAACGATACTTATGACATTATAGTTGAAGAAGTATATACATTCCATAATGAGGATGAGGTTATACGTCAAGTAGAAAGTGATATATATAAATATTTATAAAGAAATTATGGCAAAATTTACAGTAAAAATAACAGAAACTTTGGTTAAAGAAATAGCAGTAATCGCTAGCAATCCAGATATGGCAGTTGGAATAGTGGCGCGAATGTATCGCGATGAAGACGTGGTATTAGATTATGCAGATTTTGACGAAGTGAACTTTGAAATAATTATAACAGAGTAATATGAAACTAATAGAAGTAAGTAAGCAAGGGAATTTATATTTCCAAATGAGTGATGGTCGATTTGGTATTATATACCCGAAGAGTGGTTATGTTAGAGTAAGCGGTAAAGGTGCAACAAGAAGTAATATGCACTTCCCATTTAGACTATGGCAGATCAATAAGGTGGCTAAAGAGGATTATAGAACTAAAGCGGGAGTATCTAGAGTATTGATACCATCCGTAAAAGAACAGTTTGAAACGTTGTTAAAGTTTGACAACAGAAATTGTGGTGGCCTTACAATCTAAACACGATTAAGTATTGATAATATATATGAATCTAAAATAAACAAACTATGAAAAAATCAATTAAATTCTTAAAGAATAACTTTATTAAACTTGATGGAGTGCTATACACACCCTACTTATTGAGTGATCTACCAACAACTTTTGGTTTCAATTTTAATAAAGAAAAAGATCAAGACGGATATGGCGAATGGTTTAATTTCAAAGGTTTAACCTATATAATCAAGAAATAATATGATAGAGATAGCGAACAATATGAAAGAAGCGTGCCAATATCTAGAGGAAAAGAAGGCTCGTAATCGCGCTAATAGAATTTCTGTGGTAAATACAGATGGTCTGTGTGCAGAGTTTAATAGTGATGATTATAAACAAATCAAGACAAAAATGAAGTCGTCATATGGCGCAAAAGCAAGTGTATTTAGTAAAACAAAGTTGTGGAATCACTACAACTTAACATTAACAGAAATTAAAGAAAAATATTAAAATGAAAGAAATTGTAACAAAATTTAGTGAAAAAGTATTGGTTGAAAACATTGATAACAGCAGTATCGTAGGCATTCAATGGGGAAGTAGTAACAAATCCCTTGTAATTGAGGCAAGAGACGGAGGCTTTACAGGCTTAGGTAATTGTAGCAGTAGATTATCACTTAGCAGTTGTTGGGTTGCTGATACTCAGAAGGAATATGTAGAAAGATCTTTAGGTCAGAGAATGGAAGTCAAAGCTTTTGAGTTTGAAACAGTAACTGCCGCGCTTAAATGGTTTAGTAAATAACAGAAATTATGGCAAAGTTAACTGGATTTGAAAGTTATTTAGTTATTCAGGGATTGAATGATTTAAGAGACAAAATGGTATTAGATATTATTGAAATAGAACGCAACGGAAAAAATCCGTTGATGACTAAAGAGTATGTAAAAATTACTATAGAGGAAGTTATGGAAAAGATTTTGCTATACACTTATAAAACTAAACGATAGAAATTATGGCTGAAACAACAGGACAATTAGATAAATTACTAAGTGATAAAATAGACGAAAAGATTAGAGTGTTTGGGCAGTATTTAACGGAACAAATTTCTCAATTTTTAAAAGACAATGAAGACTACTCTGGAGATCATTTATATATGGTTAATGGTGGAACTGTTAATGAACCTAATTTTTCCTATGAATCTTTGGCTATATTTAAAAGAAATATGATAAAAGGCATTTCTAAACAAGTAAAGGATAAAATGATCCTTAAGGAAACTAAAGCATTGTTAAAAAAACTAGAATTACTATCATGAGAACACTGAATACTTTTGAAGTTAACGTCATTGAAGCGGCGTTAACTCACCTTAGAGAAATGCACGATGACCTTAAAAAAGGAACTGAAGATTTTGTAGATATAGAATTTAGTAATGATGTAGTTATAACTTGCGAGGAACTTTTAAGAATGTTTAAAAACGAAGGTATATTCACTTATGAAAACTAAATATATTGCAATGAGAAACGGTAAAGTCCTTGATTGGTCAGTGCTATACACATATGCCGTGGATAAAGGATTAACTGTGCCACCTGAACTATTTATGGCAGGAGCACAAGGATTAGATATTAACGAACTGCTAGATCAATTAGATAAAGAATTTGAATTAACAACCTTATGGGGTAAAGACGGATCATTCATAAAAGTAGTAGAATAATGGAAAAGAAATATAAACGTAATAAAAACGGGGAAGTAGAGGTTGGGGTACTAATATCCGCTGGATTTGGCGCTGGATGGAGTACTTGGGGAATGCCCGAAGAAGCCTTATTTGACCCAATTATAATAGATTTTGTTGAAAATGACAAACTTTTTACATCCGAATTTGATGAGTATATAGAAAATACTTATAACGACTGTTATAGCGGTGGAAGTGGTGGTTTATATGTTTGTTGGATACCCGAAGGCAAGGAATTTAGAATAGATGAATATGACGGAGCTGAAAGTTTAGTATTAAAAAATGACCAATCTTGGATAATAGCGTAGTTACAATCTGGACACGAATAACAATTGATAATATAAATGTAACAAATTAAAAATAAACAAAATGAAAGAGAATTTAACAGCATTAATGAGTATATTAGATGAATTAAGTATTGACCCAGATTCATTCTATGTAATTAGCATTAGACAAGGATATGTTTCTTTGCAAGGTGAGTTTAACTCCACTATATCCAGCTATTTAATAAAAAAAGGTTTTATAGCAAGCTTTAGTATGTCGGGTTATCCTCAGTATATTTTAGGCGTAATTGAAGTAACCTTAACATAACAATTATGACAAATGAACAGTTAGCTTTTCAAAATGCAATAGCTTTTGAACAGTGGATGAGGAATACAGTAAAGACAATACATTATGCAAATAATGAAAAAATGTCTGAGGCTTATAATAGAGTTATGAAAAATTATTTAGAATTGAAATTATATGAGAATGTTAAACGATAAAGAGGAAGAATTAACAAGATTAGCAGTACTTGAGGGTATGACTGATATGATGGATCATTTAGCTATAGACTTTAAAGTAAATTGGAGAAGTATAACTGTTCATCAAAGAAAACGGTTTGGTGATATTGAGGAGTTGCTATACACACTTTGCGTAGAGATGGTTGAAGATCACGGAGTCTTACAGTCTAAATACGATCCAGAAACGATAATATAAATGAACTTAAAACAAATATAATGGAAAAAATTAATAAATTATTTGAAGCGGAAGTAATACAAATTACGGAGTCATATCCTAGTATTTACTCTAAGGGTGATGTGGTATCCCTATTAGTTACTTTAAGGCATCGTGCCCTACTAGTAATAAATGAGGAACTTAATGGACTGGTAGATGTGGCATTAGCAGAACGAGGATTAGGGTTTATTACAATAGACCATATGGAAGAGTTTATGTCTTCAGTTAGCGAAAGTTTAGAAAAATCAATATCACACGGCGAAATAGAATTAGTTGATAATAATAACATTGAATTATCAATGAGTTATGATAATCACGTAACTGTAGAATGTGTTGAAATAGATACAGATACTTTATGCAGAGAATTGGAAGATATAATGAGAAATGAATATGGAGAATTATTAAATTCTTTAAAAATAAAAGAAGATGAGTAAAGAGCGTGAAAAATTGGAAGTACCTAAATGGTTCACCGGTCAAGTATATGAAAGCGGTGATACAGTAAGAAATCCATTCAGTGGCGATAGTTATTATCTATCTGGGCCTGAGCTGAGTATGTATGACTTCATTATGGGGTGTAATTATATATTAGAAAGGGGACAAGGTCACGATAAAATGTTAGCAGAATTTCATAAAGGTCTTACTTGGTTTAGAAGAGCAAACCCAGAAGCATATATGGTTTTATTAGATTAATGTAAAAATATAAATTATGGACGCAACAGAATTAGTGAATATATTGTTTGAAAATGGCGGATTTACATATAATTGTAAAACTAAAGAACTTAATCCAAATGAAGGATACTTTGTGTCAATGGTCGGTGAGGGTCAGGTTTATAATGTTAATGGCTTCCATCATTTTGATATACTCGAATACTATGCTATACACAGTGAATTATTATCTAGAGGTGATACATTTCTAGGTGGGTGGATATATCAAGACGAAGTATATTTAGATGTGAACGTATCGACATTATCAATTGAAAAAGCTATCTATAGAGGTATGATTAATGACCAAAAAGTGATCTACGATGCTTATAACAAAACAGAGATTAAACTACCTAATCGTCAAAAATCAGGTACTGAAACTCAACAAAAAGCATATAATACAATGAAAGCAGAACAATTAGCAAATGAATTAATAAGTTAAATAAGGGGGCGAATGGCTTTGACAGGTTATGCAAACTAATACAATCAGCCAGAGAGATAACTGTAAACTAAGGTGAATTTAATAAATGACAACACAGTAAAATTGTTAGACATCAATCAGATTGAGGCTAATATGAATATGGTTTTTGCATTGATTAACTCTAATGTTGAAGAGCTAGAAATAGCTGCGTAGTAGACATTAACAAGATTTCTTGGTTAGATTAAATCAAGTGGTGGTTTTGTCTACACTAGTAGACCCCAGTTGTATGATACTCCAACTTTAAAACCGTATCGACAAGCTGTATAAATTGTATTAACTAAAGTAATCTGGACCTGGGTTCGAAACCCAGCGCCTCCACAACTGTTATTTGATCTTAGTGCTAGGAAAATAACAAGCGATTGGACGGAACTAAGCGTCTCGAATTGCCCTGTAACAACTCAGTGTTACCAGATAAGATAGGTTTGAATCCAAGTATGTGAAGTCTTATCAAATGGTCAAGTGGTGGAATTGGTAGACACTAAACAACTGTATTGAGGTTAAGCGATCCTCACTTTAATAAAAAAATTGATCAACGCAGAAGTGCGGATGCGGTACAGGTTCGAATCCTGTCTTGACCACGATGTCGGATAGCGACCGAATGAACTTAGTGGTAACAACGGAATAACCTAAGAGAGATTGACAAAAACTCCGTACAGATTGAGCGGTAGAATGGCTAACTATCTATACCGATTCGGTTAGAGGCAAAAGAAAATAAGCCCTATTGCAGGTTCGAGTCCTGTCTCAATCACTAATAATTAAATTAAATACTATGACTAATGTAAACTTAGTGGAAACACTATAAACATAACAATAACTAAGTGGCGGAATAGTTTAGCTTGTACCGCAAACGCAAGTGCTTAACGGATAAGCTTAAATAGTACAGACGCAAAAAGATAAGGATAGAGTCATCGCGGGTGTGGAATGGAAAAAGCCCGTTCGAGTCCTTACTTGGAAATCCACAAATGTAGGTTCGAGCCCTACCTTAGTTACTAATAATAAACGCTATAGTAAAAGTTTTTGCTATACACAACCGCTTGCTAATCAATTAATAATAAAATAAATGTTTACAGTTAATGTAAGTTTCAGCGTAAACACGTAATAATATAAATATAACCAAATGGAAATAGATATGAATATAACGAGTTGGTCAAACAAAGACCTTGAAGCATTATGTATACCTGAAAACCACAAAATTGTTTTTGATGGATTTGAGTATTGGTGGATGCATAAAATACATGGGAACAAATGGGAACTACATTGCATTGAAGGATTTAATGATTGGAAGAAACCTTATAGTTGGCTTAAAGAATGGCTTTACAAATGGAGTCAAGAATTAAGTTTAAGAAAAATAGAGTCTTCCTCTATGTATCTTAATAAAATGAAAGAGTCTTTAGAGTCTACAAAACAAGTATTAATTATTAGTAATAATAAAAAGTTAAAGACTAAAGATAAAATTAAAATGATACAGGAACTTTTGCCTGAAGAATCGGTAACTTTTATAGCTAATGTACTTAATATAAGTAGACAAGCAATACATAGACACTTATAATATGAAAGCTTTAACAAAAGAACAAAAAGTAAAAAAAGCAATAAAAGATAAGGAATGGGTTGCTAATAATAAAGCAAAAGTAAATGAATATAAAAGAATATACAAAGCAAATAGAATAAAAACAGATCCAAATTTTAAATTATTAAATTTACTTAGATCAAGATTATATCATAGTTTTAAAGCATCACAATGGATGAAATCAGATAAAAGAGAAGCTTTATTAGGTGCAAATATTATTACAGTAAAAGCGCATATTGAATCTTTATTTACTGAGGGTATGAATTGGGATAATATGGGTGAATGGCATATAGATCATATACTACCCATTGGCAAATGTGAATCTTTAGAAGAAATGGTAAATAGATGTAACTATAAAAATCTACAACCTTTATGGGCAATAGATAATCTTAAAAAGTCTTGCAGTTTAAACACGAATATAAAATGATAATATTAATATATAAAAACAAATAATATGAATGTAAATTTAATTGAAAAACTAGAAGTAAACAGTAGCGCTATCTTTGAAGTTGCTTACTATCCTAATGTTGAAAGATTATTTATAACTTTCAAAAATGGTAGAGAATATGAATACTTAAATGTACCTATTCATATTATGTGTGGCTTACGTGAAGCATCGTCTAAAGGTAAATTTCTTAACAAGTATGTTTTAGCACAATACAGGTTTAAGAAAGTATAGTTGCTATACACGGTCCTTGCTATTACTTGGGTGAAATAGTCGACTCAGGGTGCAGTGAGTTCGTTAAACAAGAACTGTACAAAATGTGGACACTCGGGGTTACGTGAAAATTAACCAAGCCTTGCTAGCTGGTTGTAACTGAAATATGGGATAAAGAATTTAACCGGTCCTCGGATTAACAAAAGAACTAAGTACTGGGCTAAATGTATCCTGTTCATTTAACGGAATGCCGGCATGTTACAACCGACGGGTTTTGGGGTTCGATTCCCCTTTTAGTTCCTAAATTAAATATCATGAGTAGGACAGTAAAACAACAGTACAGAAAATCTAGAAGATTTGATAAGCAATGCCGAAATAATGGCTGTTGTAGTTATTGTAAGGGTAATAGACTACATAGTTCAAATACAAGAATACAAGCAGCGTCTTACAGTCTGAACACGATTGTAAAATGATAATATAAATGTAACAAAAACAATTTAATTATGAAAGTAACATTAAGGTTTACATTACCAGAAGATGAAGCACAATATAATCAATATTCTAAAGCTCCAGATATGGCTTATGCTTTATGGGATATAGCTCATAATCTTAAAAAAGAATGTATTAGATTAATAGAGGCTGATGCAAATGGTGGCCTAGCATATGACGCATATGATGGCGTTGAAGTAGTATTTACTCAAATATATAATATATTAGAGCAACATAATATAAACACTGATGAATTAATGTAGTATGAAAAAATTAACAAATTACCAACTAAACAAAGTATCTAAGAGTCTTGATTGTTATCTAGAACTCGCCACAAGTAAGGACTTTACCGAAGGTGTTTTATGGTATGAGCAAGCCCATTTTATTTGTAGAGATTTAGCTAAAAAGTATAACACTACTACATATATTGTAGCCGGTATTATAAGTTCACTATCTCCTAGAAATAAATGGCCTCAAAATATTAAAGATGCAGAAATAGTGTTGAGTGCTATACACGCTGGCCTTGAGCCAAAAGATGTTAAAGTATGCACTTTCCATAGAAATAAAGATAAAGCATTTTCTATAGCTAAAGGCGAATCAATTATTACCGATCAAAGTATGAAAACTTTTAGTTTCATTAATAACATTGCTAACCTTAATAATTTCTATATAACCATTGATGTGTGGCATTTAAGGGCTTGTTTTGGTAAAGATATACGTACAACTCCAGGTAAAATTGCTTATGAACAATTACGAAAATTAACCATAAGTAAAGCTAAAAAATTAAATTTACAAGGATTTGAGTATCAAGCTGTTTTATGGAACTCTGTTAAAAATAATTTTAAAAAATAGAAAATGGTTAGTAAAGAAACAAGAGAATTAGCAAGAGATAAAGTATATTCAATATATACTGTAAAAATGTTTAAAGTGGATGACAAAGACCCCTATTGGAGTGTGTCTCAAGAATCAGCAGAATTTTGCAAAGAATCAGATCAAAGGGATTTGGACGCTTGGAGTTATATATTAGGTCTAATAGAAAAAGATAATAAATTATGAAAATTACAATAGAAGCAGAAGATAGAGTGCATTCATCTTCGATTAATAGTGATGATTGCGCAATAAGTGAGTATATAGATATTTTTTATGCATTATTGATATGTACTACATTCCATCCAGAAACAATAATAAACGGATTCAAAGAATTTATAGAAGAAAAAGAAGCATTTAATTAAACAATAAGTTATGAAAATATGGCATATATCAGATACTCACGGGTATCATGACCTATTGAAAGTTCCTGATGGAATAGATATGGTTATTCATTCCGGCGATTGTAGTAATCCAAGAGATCCTTATAATAATGAACCAGAAGTAAGAGAATTTATACATTGGTATAAAAATTTACCTATAAAACATAAAATATATGTAGCTGGTAACCACGATACTAGTATTGAAAAAGGTTTAGTTAGCGTTTCTCAATTCTATGAATATAATATTCATTATTTAGAAAATGATTACGTGGACATTGAAGGTATTAAAATATTTGGTTCACCTAATACACCGAATTTTGGTAATTGGGCTTTCATGAAAGATAGAGCTAAACTGGAAAGACATTGGAAACTTGCTATACACGAAGAATGTGATATTATTGTAACTCACGGTCCGCCAAAAGGAATGTTAGATTTATCAGTAAATAGAGACCATAAACTAGAATTCTGCGGTGATAAATCTTTACTTAATAGAGTATTAGAAATACAACCAGCATACCATTTATTTGGACATATTCATAATACTGGTGATATAGTAAATGCTGGAATACAAAAATTAAGTACTCATAATACTTGGTTTAGTAATGGATCAGTGGTAACAGATAGAAAGTTTGGAATATTAACTAGTAATGGCAATATATTTAAACTATGAAAAACATACACATATTACCAACAGAACGCACGAGTAGGCTCTATTACAATAGTCAAGAAAAAGCATATCAATTATGTGAATTTCCAAAATACCATACAGATATTAAGTCTACACATAATTTGTACATCACTAATGATGAAGAAATTAAAGAAGGAGATTGGGTAATAGACGATGAACAAGATGTGTTCCAAGTTTTAGAAGTAAATAATTTACAAGGTATATTAAGAAGTGATGGATTTACCTATGTAATAGATGTTTGTAAAAAAATCATCCTAACAACAGACCAAGACTTAGATGGGGTACAAGCTATTGATGATGAGTTTTTAGAATGGTTTGTGAAAAATAGTAGTTGTAAAGAAGTTGGTATTGTTAATGATACTTTAACAGTTGGAGAGATGTCTAAGCTTCCATTAGGAACAAGAAATCATAAATACAAAATCATCATTCCAAAAGAAGAACCTAAACAAGACTCTGTATTTGATAAATTAGAAGTAGAAAAAGAATATGAGCAAGAGATATTTGAATTAGGAGAAGAACCTAGACAAGAAATTACTATTAACGAAGTTTCTAAAAAATTAAAAGGAAAAGAGTTGTTTAAAGAAAGTAATGACAGAGCAAGAAAAACTTTATCTGAAATCAAATCATTACCTATACAAGAAACACTTGAAGAAGATGCTTTAAGACTATTGCCTGATAGAAATGGTTTTACAAATAGAGATAGATTTAATTTTATTGAAGGAGCAACTTATAAACAAATTGAGATTAATGCTTTGAAAATTAAACAAGAAAGAAGTTATAGTGAGGAAGATTTAGAATATGCTTTTGAACAAGGAAAACTAAATTCAAATATATGTTATAGACGAACATTTAGAAATGTACTTGAAATTTTACAATTTAAAAAGAAATAAGATTATGGACTTTAGAACAGAATTATCAAAATGGGGTTACAATAAAGGTAACTCAATTGATGTTGAAATATTGGTTAATGAAATACTGCCGAGTTTGTTTTCTCAACAAGAAAGAAGTTATAGTGAGGAAGATATGATTGAAGCATTTATCGCTGGTGGAAACTCACAAATTGAAGAGGATGATGCTTATGGCAGTGCCTATATGGAATATATGGAAGAATGGTTTGAACAATTTAGAAAGAAATAAGATTATGGATTATTACGTTATAGGGTATAGTTATTTAATAATAGCTATAGTGGTTATAATAACATATATTATGGATACATTTAAACATAGAAAAAAATGAGTACAACATTTGGAATACCAGAAAGACAAGTTGAATTAAACAAATTAGTAGACGAAGATGGCGATTTATTAGACTATATTAGTACAGATTTTTTTATACCTGTATTTTTTAGAGGTGGTAATAGTAGATGGTTAAGTTCATTAGCTTCTCGTTTAACGGATGATACTTTAGTATTTCCGTTAGATAACTCCGCTCAAGGAATATTTACAATTAAAGATATTAAAGAATTTTTAAGATCAAAAGATGAAACCAATTTATAAATTTAATAATGGTAATGGCGCAACATTATGTCATAAATGTCGTGCAATAATTTCTACAGGTAAAATGACTGATGATTTATATTGCGAACAATGTCTTAATGATCCATCTCTTTACGGCAAAATTGCTGTATCTAAAACAAATAACAGTAACTACGATGGTGTAATGCTTAACAGTAATATAATTGATGAAGCCAGCCAGTTTGTAAAACCCGGCAGTGCTATACACAGTTTCTGGGATCAAATGGATCAAGAGGTTCATAAAGGATTAAATGATCTAAATATATAGTCTTACAGTCAAGACACGAACAATGATTGATAATATTAATATAAAAAATGAATATGACAGACGAAGAGATTGAAAAAATTGCAGAAACTATTTTCCAAAAAATGTTAGCAAAACAAGACCAATGGGATAAAGAATTTATTACTAGTATTAGTACTCCTGCTGTTATTGGCCGCGACGCAGTTATTAATGAGATAACTGAGTTAAATTTAATGAAAGCTGAGTTTGTAAAAGAAGAAAAGTATGAGGAAGCTTATAAGGTTATGAAAAAAATAAAAATCTTAAGTGACCAATTAAGGAACAATAAGGACTAGAGTTATGTGACACTAGCCAATTAATATAAAAAATAGCAGGCTAATGTCATCATTTGATAGAAATACAGAATTTTTAAATAAAAGAAGAGTGATATATCGAAGAGGACCAATTAATGACAAACCAACAGAAGAGTTCGAATGGGGTTCTTTCTACGAAAGCGGTACTACGGAATGCTACGAGTTATTCAGAAGCAAAGCTAAAATACCAACATATAAGGCGCTAAAGTGGCATTTGTATGTTATATGGTATCTGAATCCTAGCATCGATCAAAATGAATTTGAGGCCATTGTAAGACACATTTGCGACAAAAAGAATGGATTTGTAACATTTAATGTTAGCGAACAGTTATTGCAAAATATGATGTACGACGTCTCTTTAAAAGATCTTGAAGATCCTCCTTATAATAAAGTAAGAAAAATTATATTTAAAGACAATTGTAAACTTACCTTAAGTGAAAAATTATCTATAGTTGGCAAAATGATTGGTAAAACTAAAAAAGTAACTGAATCTGATATTTACGATGCGATGCTATACATAAATGATTTGAATACTAAGATAACAATTAAAGGATTAGCAGATCATTTTGGATGTGTTATGAGAACGATACATCGTAATATGAGTAATGAACTAAAAAAAGAAAAAGAACTATTAAATCAAAACTTATGAATGTATTTGATGTCGAAGCAATAAATGCGCAAATAGAAGCTAATCAAAAAGAAATAGATGATTTTGCTATTAACTTTGGAGGTTGGTTTATCTGCCATTATATAGAAGAAGCGTTTTATAACAAAGAGTATATAAAAAAGATGTTAGAAATCTATAAAAAAGAAAAAGGATTATGACACCGAAAGAAAAAGCAGAAGAATTGGTTAATAAGTTTATTCAATTTACTCCAGCTGAAGAAGAATTTGAATATGATTATGCCAAACAATGTGCATTAATAGCAGTTGATGAATTAATATACGAAACACAATTTGAAGTCCCTAATATTAGACAAAGATATTGGCAAGAAGTTAAACAAGAAATAAAAAAATTATGAAAGATTACATAAAAAAGTGGTGGAACAGAGAATGGAGCAACTGGGAAGTATATTATGATGGCAGTTGGAAACTTTTACTTAAAAGAATTTCAAATGATGGATTAATTGAATTTAAAGCAATACTTAAATAATGAAAAGTTATAACATACCAAATTACGTAAGATATAAAGAGGATATTAAACAAGCAAACAAAGATAGTTTGTCAAATAATTTCCATTTATACGATAGAAATAAATTAATTGTCAAATTCCTTCCATTAGTAGAGAACATTGCTAAGAAATTTTCTACTACAACTCAAGCATCAGGAGTATTAGATATTACAGATCTTATACAATGCGGGTCTAAAGGTTTAATACAAGCAGTTGATAAAATAGAATGGACTACAATAAGCGAATCTATTGATCCAGAAAAAACTATTAAGTCATTTCTATCAAAAAGAATAAAAGGCTCAATTAGAAGAGATATAGACATCCATAGAGGCAGTATAAAGATCCCGGAACACAAACTAAATGAGATTAGAAAAGACAATGGTCAAGACCACTCGATGGTTGCAATGTTTTTTAACTCTATATTCTTAAGTATTGATGAACAATTAGCTGACGAAGATGACGACCATATGTTGTATCAAATTCCAGATCAATCTGAACCATATAATATTCAATTAATGAATATCTATTTAACTAGTTTATTAAAAAAGCATTTAGATGATAAAGAATTTGAAGTATTGCGATTAAGTTATGGATTAGATTGCGATAAACATTCCGCAATGGCAATTGCTATAAAATTGGGAATTGAAGGAACTAGTTCATATGTGCGAGTTTCTGAACTAAAAAAACAAGCAATTAAAAAGTTAGTTGACAACGTTGAGCCCTCCCAAGTCCTTGATTACCTATAGGTTAAATGTAAATTGAACACAAAATGTGTAATTATAATAATATAAAACAAAAACAAATGAAAAAAATCTTATTAATGTTATTTCCTGTTAATAGTACTTTAATTGAAGGAGCATCAGAAAAAGCCTTAGGATCATTTTACAAAGTCGTAGATGAACTAAAAATGTTGAATAAGTTGTCCCAAGTAAAAAAAGATAAATTAGTTTCAAAACAAGATGAAATTGAAATTGAAATAAAAAGATTTGATTCCATTACTTTAGCAAATACAAAAGTAATCAATAATATTGAAAGATTTTTAAAACAATAAATTAAATTATATGGAAACACTAGTAACGCACGAAATAGGGCGAAAAACAGATGGAACAAGGATTGTTAGAAACTTCTTCTTTAACGAAGACAAAACAAATTATCTTGTACAAGCTCAATCTTATTTCACTAAAGATGAAAAGAAAAAAGCAAAATTAGCATATAAAAATAGTAACAAGTCAAATTAAATCTTATGGCAGAAAAGAAAGAAGTGGAAGTATTAACGCTTAACAAAAAGTTAGCAATAATACAAACAGAATTTAAGTCTAAAAAGTCTAGATTCAATTCATTTGGAAAGTACAACTTTAGATCGGCTGAAGATATTTTAGAAGCTACCAAACCATTTTTACTAAGACTTGGTGTAACTGTTGTTGTAACAGAAGAACTTATTACATCAAACCAATTGTTCCCTATCTTAAAGTCTACAGCGACAATTTCCGACGGAAGTGGTGCTATACACGCTGTAGCAATCGTCGGGGTTGATCTTGACCAAAAAGGTATGCAAATGCCTCAGAAGTTTGGCTCAGCATCAAGTTATGGTAAAAAATATGCGCTTGGTAATCTGTTCTTAATTGATGATACTCAAGATGCAGATCACGGAAAGGCAGAGCCTGTCGCAAAGATTAAACTTGATGTTACCGATGCTGCTTTTGATAAAGCATTACAATTTGTAACAACAGGGGGCAAACTCGACCTAATTAAAAACAAGTATGACTTATCACCAGAAGCTGAAACTATTCTAGGAAAACTTTAATATGACAAAAGAAGAAATATTAGAAAAGTTAAAAGAAGATGAACATTATTATGGCAAATTTGGTAAACAGTTCTTAAGTAATTCTAACATATCTACATTGTTAACTAATCCATTATTGCTTGGGGAACAACAAGCTCCTAATATAAATTTTGCTATTGGAGGTTATTTTCATACTGCAATATTAGAACCAGAAAAGTTAATAAAATATAAGATAATAGATGCAACTACAAGAAATACTAATAAGTATAAAGAATTATCAGATGGTGAAATGTGTTTGCTACAACATGAAGTAGACAAGATTGAATTAATGAAAGATAAGATGCTATCAAACGATATATGTGGTGGTCTTATAAAAGGTTTTAATGTTGAATATGAAATACCTGGTATTACAGAAATAAATAATGTAATGTGGAAAGGTAAAGCGGATATTATAAACCACGATGAGGGACTAATTATAGATTTAAAGACTACATCAGATATTTCATCATTCCCTTATTCTGCTAAAAAGTATAATTACGACAGTCAAGCATATATTTATAGAAAGTTATTTGGGTATGACCTAATATTTATGGCAATTGACAAACAAACCAGTCAAATAGGTATATTTGATTGCTCTGAGGCATTCTTAAAGAGTGGTGAGGATAAAGTTATGAGAGCAATAGATGCTTATACATTATTTTATAAAACAGAGGATTTTGATCCTCAACAACATTTAGTTACAAAAACACTTTAATTAAACAAACAACGAAAATTATGGCATCGATCATTAAAGCGAGTATCAATTTGAATGAAATCCCTAAACACAAAATTATTGAGGGAAAAAAAGGAAAGTATCTTCCTATTACAATTACAATCAACGACGAAGTTGACCAATTTGGTAACCAAGGTCCTGTAACTGTAGAACAATCTAAAGAAGAAAGAGACGGCAAAGTAGCAAAAGTTTACTTAGGCAATGTTAAAGTTGTATGGACGAATGATAAAAACGTACCTGCAGCGCCAAGAATGGACAGCCAAACAAACCAACCGGCCCAAAAAGCATCTGCGCCTGCAGACGATTTGCCTTTCTAAAAAAATCCAACTAAAACATTCCTATGAACGTAGAGACAACAGAAATTAACGGCTTCTTAATTGATTCGTTTAATCAACATGGTTTAGATGAAGGAAAAACACAGGGGATTTGTCCTCTGTGTTCACCTGATAGAAAACCTAAGAATGAGAAAGCTAAATGCGCGTCCTATGATTGGGAACGCGGTATTGGAACTTGTCATAACTGTAACAAGACATTCCAATTACATACTTATAAAAGAAAAGGTAATGGCGATAAGATATACCTTAAACCTGAATCAGTTACAATTTCACCACCAAGTTCTAAAATAGTTGAATGGTTTGGAACACGCGGAATATCAGAACAAACATTAGTTGATTTAAGAGTTTCAGAAGGTATTGAATTTATGCCTCAAACTGGTAAAACTGAGAATGCTATACATTTTAACTATTTTATTGGAGATGAATTAATCAACATTAAGTACAGAGATGGACATAAACATTTCAAATTATTTAAAGGAGCTGAAAAAGTATTCTACAATATTGATAGCATTGTAGGGTTTGAATATTGTATCATTGTTGAAGGAGAAATGGATGTATTGGCATTACACGAAGTTGGAATTACTAATTCTATTTCAGTTCCAAATGGTGCTACGCTACATTCTAACAATCTAGAATATCTAGATAACTGCATTGATTACTTTGAAGACAAAGCAAAAATAATTATTGCAGTTGATTCAGATGCTGCTGGACAAGCGCTACAAACAGAATTGGTTCGAAGACTAGGATCAGAAACGTGTTATATTGCAACTTTCGATGATTGTAAAGATGCAAATGAGTATTTAATTAAATATGGTAAGGAAGCATTATCTCAAAGAATATCGAGAGCTAAACCTGTGCCATTAGAAAATGTTACAACTTTTAGAGACATTGAAGATGAGGTTACTGATTTTGTTAGGAATGGATTTAAACCGGGCTTCCAAATTGGCCTCGATAATTTCGACAGTATTTTTTCTACTTATACAGGCCAGTTTATTACTGTTACCGGTATACCTAGCTCTGGAAAGTCTGATTTTGTTGACCAAATGGTTATAGGTTACAATGCAAAATATGGTTGGAAAACTGCTTATGCATCTCCAGAGAATTCGCCTACATATTTGCATGCTCATAAGTTAATGAGAAAGACTTGGCAGGGAATGCCTGGTATTGAGGATATTAAGACTGAAAAGTGGAACCAAGTAGCAGATCAAGTTAATGATAATTATTTCTTCATTGATATGGAACGTTATACATTAGATTCCGTACTTCGTAAAGGAGCTGAATTAGTTAAACGTAAAGGAATAAAGTGCCTTGTTATTGATCCATTTAACAAAGTTAGAGATAACGATGCTTCCGGCGATGTAAACGTTTATACCTTAGAGTACCTTACTAAAATAGAAATCTTTGCTAAAAAATATGATGTATTAGTTATGATTGTTGCTCACCCCACTAAAATGTACAAAGATAGTAGTGGTAAAATTGAAGAGCCAACTATGTACAACATTAAAGGCGGTGGTGAATGGTATGACGCTTCTTATCACGGACTATTAGTTCATAGAAATTATGAAGATAAAACTGTAAAAGTAAAGGTACTTAAATGTAAATTCCAAAACTTAGGTGAGAATGGAGCTGAATGTCATTTCAAATGGGATCCAGCGTCGGGATGCTTCATACCACACGAACCGATTGCAAGTAGCAATGACAAAATGCCGTGGGAATAAATGGGTAGTGGATCTAAAAAAAAGAAAGGCGAAATAGATATGGGTAATTATTCTGGTAATGTTAAAGAACGTTTAGCATACGAATGGTGCATGCACAATGGTATATATATTTCTCCATTTGCTAGAACCCCAATTGAGTGGTATATTTGCATTGTAATAAACGGCAAATCAAACATCAGTCCAGAGTCATATAAAAAAGATGATATATGGAAAAACTTGTATAAGTTCTACGTATATTATTATGATAAATATAATAATATACCTAAGAAAGTAGAGGAAGTTACAAATAAAAAAGTACCTACAAAACGGACACAAAAAGTAATTAGTACTGATAATTTAAAACTATTTTAATATGAAAGAAAGGTATGAAACGCAATACAAATCAATATTATGGGAATGCCTACAATATGGCATAAACAGAAACGATAGAACAGGTGTTGGGTGTAAATCTATATTTAACGCCTCACTTAAGATTGATATATCTGAACGTTTCCCTATAATCACAGGTAGAAAAATGTTTCAAAAAACTTTTGACACAGAATTCGATTGGTTTATGAATGGTGAAACAAATGTAAAAAGATTCCAAGACGCCGGCGTAAAAATATGGGACGCTTGGGCAGATGAGAATGGAGACTTAGGACCTGTTTATGGGCATCAAATGCGCAATTTTAACGATCAAAACGTAGATCAAATGCAAATACTTATAAAAAATTTAATAGCTGATCCAGACGGCCGTAGGCACATCATAAGTTTATGGAATCCAGCACAATTGGATCAAATGCGATTACCGCCTTGTTATTTATATTTTCAATTCTTTGTAGATAACGGTAAACTTAATATGTTTGTTATACAACGATCTGGTGATATGTTTTTAGGCGTGCCTTATGATATTGCTTTATTCACTAAGATACTTTTATACGTATCGTGGAGGGTAGGTTTGAAAGCTAACTTACTAGAAGTACAAATTATAGATGCTCATATTTATAATAATCAACTCGATGCTATACACAAATACTTCGATGAAGAGTCATTTGACTTGCCAAAGTACACATATGAAAACGGAGCATTAAACCTAATTAATTATGAACACGGACCAATAATAACAGCAAAAGTGGCTATTTAACCCATATTTATGGAAAAAGAAAATGAAATTTACTATATTTATCACATTTTTGGTAAAAAAATAGGAGTGACGCGTAATCTTAATAGAAGATTAACCTCACAACAAGGTTATCAGCCTGGAGAATATGAAGTTCTTGAATCTAGTAATGATATAGACTATATATCAGAACGAGAATCAGAACTTCAACTTATCTACGGTTATAAAATAGATAGAGATTCATATAAAAAATTAATGACTAAAAACAAAAATCAAATGGTATTAAATGTAACTGAACAAACAACAACTTTTCCGTGTCCTTTAAATAAGTTAAAAGGCAACCTATTCGACAATATGGGAATACAATTTGTAACAAATTTTGGTAGTTATACATTAACACCTGTAATTGTTGAATGGATTGTGGCGAATGCAAAAGAATCTATGTATAACCAGTCGCGCTCTTATGTTTATAATAAAGCATTACACGAATTCGCAAAAAAAATAGGTAACAAACCAGACACTACAGAAATATTTGTTGCTGACCCCACTATTTTTGACCATATTAGAGATTGGGCGTATGAAAGAGGAATATATACGTCTGGTGATGCTAAAACGCAATTTATAAAATTACAAGAAGAAACTGGCGAATTGGCAAGAGCTATCCTTAAAAATGATCGGAATGAGTTAATTGATGCTATTGGCGATGTTGTTGTTGTATTAACCAATTTAGCGGCTATAGAAGGACTAAGAATAGAAGAGTGTATTGAGGATGCTTATAATGTTATTAAATCTAGAAAAGGCTCTATGGTTAATGGTACATTTGTAAAAGAACAGCCTCAAGTTGCTCAAGGAGTTGCTTATGATATAAATAGAGGAGTATTAAATTACCATTTAAAATCAACACTATAATGAGAGAAAAAACTATTGTTTTTCGTGATCCAACAGTTGAATCAGTTGTAGACAAATTTGTTGAAAGATCCGATGTTGGCTTTAAAAAGTATGGTACAACTATGCGTAATGACCCATCTGATTTATTTGTATGGCTAAACCATTTACAAGAAGAATTGATGGACGCAACGTTATATATCCAACGTTTAAAAGAAGAAGTAACAAATCTACGCGAGGAAGAGTCATTAATGAATGATCTAGAAATAATGGAGGTTGTGGACGCGTTTGTAGAACGCGGGTATCCATATTCAATTACTATTGATGAAGAGGATTAGTAGAAAAAAAGGACCGGTTGTTTCAAAAGTGGTATCATATGATGGTATCACTTTTGCCTCTGGCCTTGAGAAGTATATGTATATAGCTTTAAAGAAAGCTGATATTGATTTTGACTATGAAGGCAAAACGTTTGAGCTTGTTCCATCGTTTACTTTTAAAAATGAATGCTTTGAAAGGCAATCAAATGGCAAGGGTGATTTTATAAATAGAGGGTGTAAAAAAGTATTAAACTTGAAGTATACACCTGATTTTCTTGGTATTGATTTCATTATAGAAACTAAAGGCAGGGCTAATGATTCATTTCCTTTACGTTGGAAGTTATTCAAAGAGTGGATGATGGATAATAATGACGATAGAACCTTATATAAACCCCAAAATAATAGCGAGTGCGACAAGACAATAAAGTTAATTATGGACAAGAGAAATTCTTAGCCCGTAAACGCTATGCCGAAAGACAGTTTGATAAATGGATCAAATGGTCATTTGAGGTATGCGGTAAAATAAAATATAAAGATATAATAAGAATGCAGGAAGAATTAAATATAACACAAAAACCTTAATTATGAAAAAAGCAAAAATGAAAGTTGTTCCCGAAATTGAACCAGAAAATGAAAGTTATTGGTGTATTACAGTAGGTTTTTATCCAGGAATATTGTTTGGAATACGGACATATGATGAACCAACATTTTCAACACACGTATTATATTTACCATTCGTAGACATCGCAATCGAAATATCAAAATAAAAAATGAGTTTAAGTTTAGACAAACAAATTTTATCGGACATTACAGTATACACAAAGTATGCAAAATATTTACCAAGTAAAGAGAGAAGAGAAACTTGGGAAGAATTAGTAACAAGGAACTTAGAGATGCATGTCTCTAGGTTTCCTCAAATGAAAGAATCAATTGAACAAATTTACAAGAATTTTGTCTTCAATAAAAAGGTTTTACCTTCGATGCGAAGCTTACAGTTTGGCGGTAAAGCTATTGAACTTAATAATGCTCGTGTTTATAACTGTGCTTTTCTACCTATTGATAGTATCTATAGTTTTTCTGAGACTATGTTTTTATTACTTGGTGGAACCGGTGTTGGTTATAGTGTCCAAAATCACCAAATTGAAAAGTTACCTGAAATTAGAAAGCCTAATTACGAACGTAAAAAAAGATATGTAGTTCAAGATTCTATTATCGGGTGGGCCGACGCGGTTAAGGTATTGCTTAAGTCTTATACTGGTGAACTAACGTCACACATCCAGTTTGATCTGTCTGATATAAGACAAAAAGGCGCATTATTAGTTACAGCTGGGGGTAAAGCTCCTGGACCAGAGCCATTAAGAATTGCGTTAGTCAAAATTGAAGCTATCTTACGTAATAAAAAAGATAGGTCAAAACTTACAGATATTGAATGCCATAGAATACAATGTTTTATTGCAGATTCTGTTTTAGCTGGAGGTATTAGAAGGGCAGCTATGATCGCTTTATTTGATCTTGATAGTGATGCAATGTTAAATTGTAAAGCTGGTAGTTGGTGGGAAACAATGCCTGAACTTGGTAGAGCTAATAATTCTGTAGTATTGCTACGCCATAAGATTGATAAGAAAACATTTGACAAAGTATGGGAACGTATTGAAGCTTCTGGATGTGGTGAGCCTGGTATATACTTAACTAATGATAAAGATTGGGGCACTAACCCTTGTTGCGAAATCGCTTTAAGACCTTATCAGTTTTGTAATTTGACGGAAATTAATATGTCAGATATTGAGGATCAAGAGGATTTTAATGCTAGATCTTCTGCCGCCGCGTTTATAGGAACATTACAGGCATCGTATACTGATTTTCATTACTTACGTGATATATGGAGAAAAACAACAGAGAAAGACGCATTACTTGGTGTATCTATGACTGGTATCGCGTCAGAGTCAAACTTAAAATTAAATTATGAAGAAGCCGCGCAAGTCGTTAAAGACACAAACAACGTTATCTCGGCTGCTCTCGGAATCAATAAAGCCGCAAGAACCACAGCTGTCAAACCTGCCGGAACCACTAGTTTGGTTTTGGGGACTTCTTCTGGGATCCACGCCTGGCATAATGATTATTATATCCGTCGTATGCGATTAGGTAAAAATGAAGCTATCTATTCTTACCTTGCTATACACAATCCAGAATTGCTAGAAGATGAATATTTTAATCCAACACTACAGGCGGTCATTTCTGTTCCGCAGAAGGCTCCTAATGGCGCTATAACACGACACGAGTCAACGCTTGATCTATTGGAAAGAGTAAAACTTATATCTAAAGATTGGGTTAAAACTGGGCATACAAAAGGCGAAAATACACATAACGTTTCTTGTACAGTTTCAGTGCGGGATGATGAATGGAAAATAGTTGGTGAATGGATGTGGGCAAATAAAGATTATTATAATGGTCTATCTGTTTTACCATTTCACGGTGGTACATATAAACAAACGCCATTTGAAGATTGCACTAAAGAATTATACGAGGAAATGATGTTAAAACTGCATACCATAGATTTATCTAAAGTAATAGAAATACAGGATAATACAAATTTTAGTGATGTAGTAGCTTGTGGAGGCGGTAATTGTGAAATAACTTAAATAAAACAATATGAAAGAACAAACATTGGTTGAAATGAAAAACAAAGTTGATGGTTTAGTAACCTTTAGTAAACAAATGGCAGCGCAATTAGACAATTTAAGGGATCTATCCGTTGGAACATTAGAAATACTTAAGAATATGCCGGCTTATCAAGATGCGGTTAATAAGTTAAAAGACGATGTCTTAAATAGGAAGGATGGGCAGCTTTTAGAAATACCCAAAGAGTAAACAAAATAAAAAAAGGGGATCCTCATCACGAGGTCCCCTTTCCTTTATTAAGAACGCTTGAGTATGGTGCTCAATTTTATTTGTTCTTATTTTTTTCTGCTATATCCCAAATCATTTTTCTTTTTTTTGCTTGAGCCCTTTTTTCTGTTTTTAAAGAATCTTTATACACTTTTTTTTCTTCCAAAGTCATTCCGCGAAGGCGTTCCCTTAGCTTTATTCTTTCTGCTTTATTTTTTTCAACAGTTGCGACTGAACTTTCAGTTTTTCTTACTTCTTTAGCTTTTGCTTTTATTTCAACATCCGCTTTATTTTCAATACCAATAGTAAAAGGATTCCATCCAAGGCCAACCATAACTCTTTGCCAAGCTTCATTTTGCGAATTTAATGCTTGAGATACATTTTCAATTTTGGAAACTAATCTATCCATTGGAATATTTGTACCAGCCTCAACTAACTTTCCAGTTATAGAATACATAGGCCCTAAATGTACCCTACCATCTTGCATAATACTCCACCCTCTTTCTTTTATAAGATCTTTATCATATTTAGTAGATTGTAACCCGCTATATATTTTTCTAAGTTTGGATCCAATTGGTGGAGATATATTAGCTGCCTCTAGAACCACTTTTGCGTAATCTGCTTTGAACTTTTTGTCTTTTTCATCTAAGTATTTTAAAGCAACATTTTTTAACGTAGCAGCAACGCCTCCATAAAAACCAGTACCCCTTAATATTGTATCTAATACTCCATCTGCGGCATCTATTATTTTACGTTTTTTATCTTTAGCTTTAGCTTTAGCTTTTTCTTCATCCTCTTCATCATCAGAACCAAAACCAACAGCAAATAATCCATTTTGCAAAGCAGAGAACATTATATTTTGTATTGCTAAATAATAAACAATCTTAGCCATATGTGTTTTAGCATCTCCTCTACCATTTTTAAGATCCAAAAAGGATTTTTTAACAATTCTGGATTGTTGCATTGCAGTATTTTGGAATGTAAGCAATAATCTACCTGCGCCACTTGCTTGCTGTTTTGATATATCTCTTGGATCACCAGATTGTTGCGTTTCATCTGATACTTTAGTAAAGTCATTCCAAGCGGCTTTTTCAGCTTCTGCATCAGACATGCCTTCTTTTAAATAAGACTTAATTCTATTCCTATAAAATGATGCTCCTCCTGAAGCAATCGCAAAACTATCTGCTAATTGCGTAGGTGTATACCCTATTTTTAAAAGATAAGACGTAACCGCAACAGCTTTGTTTTTACTACCAGCAGCAGAATTAGCTATTTCAGCGGCAGCAACATCATCTTTTAATCCGCCTCGCCTTTCTTTCATTTTATCTGAATTCCATATATGAGCAAAATCTTTCCAATATTGTGGTTGATCTGCGAATCTTGCCGCGGCAGATACTGGATTATTATCTCTTAAATTCAAGAAATTGACAGCTCCGATTAACTGTAGCACAGCAGATCTTGTATTCAAAAACATAATAGTTCCAGTAGAGCCATTAATCCAATTACTCCAAGCGCTTGTTTCTTTGTCTTTTCCTGAACTTCTATTTTTACCAGATGTCATTCTATATACAACATCCTCGATGGCTTCCCTTACATTTGTCCCATATACAGCTTCAATTTTATTCATATTAGGGCCTACTAAACTGCCTTTATCCCATTTGCCAAATATCTGTTCAACATTAGCAATAAATTCTCCTAAGAATTTTTTTCTGCCATCGCCTTCTGTTATGTTGTGTAAATCAGCAATAATTGTATCGGCATCCCAGTGCTTAGTTGGCTCAATCCAACCTGGACCTTGGCGGCCCATTACAATCAACCCATTCTTAAAAGCATTAAGTTCAGGATCATCTGCAACTAATTGTGTTAATTTTGTAGCATCACGCTCTGATAAACCGGGAATATCTATGCCAGCCTCGGTCCACATTGCTACACGGATGGCTTGGTCATATGTAAAATCTTTATCGGGCGTTAGTGTTTCTATCTTTTTTCTAACTTCTGGAAATGCGTTTGTTAATGCTTTATATTCTCTTTTTATAGATTGTCTAGCTGCGTCCATTAGGTCGTTGCCATTTGTATAGGGCTTTAACAATGCATCGTTAAAAAACTTAAGATGCTCCTCCCCTTGTTTGCCTTTTCCAACAAAGTTGTATAGCAATAATTCAAAGTCAGCAGCGGACGGCGGAACATAAAAATCGAATTTGTTTTTAGTTGCCCCTCTTCTCCTGGCTACAATGTCCGAGAACTCTTTATAGTGTTCCATTCCGCTAGTCTCCTCAATTATTTTATTAAACTCAGGACTAAGTGTTTTACTCTCCCTTACTTTTTCTGCATCAAAAGAATTAGAAGCAATCTCGGAATTTTCTATATTTTGTTTTATTTCAGTATTACGCTTGTATTCTGAAAATAAGGCATTGTTAGATGTAGCGTTATCTACATTATATTTTGATTTTTGTTTAAAATTAACTAAGGTAGGGAATACTCTAATTCTATTATAATCTCCTCCTCTAACTATTCGAGCTGTTAATTTAACATCACTAGAAAGCAATGGAACCCCCAAATTTAATTTATCTTTACCTAAAGCAAACAATCCGTGTTTACCTATATTAATATAGTGGACATTTTTTCCATTATATAACTGTTCTATTATTTTTTGATCGGTAGCAATAGAAACTGTTAAACTTTTTTGGAAACCTTTTGTTTTTAGTATTGAGTGTTGCTCTTTGGTAACTTTGTATGGCCAAGAATCCGTTTTTACACCCAGTTTTTCTGCCTCTTTTTTATATTCTTCAAATTTATCAAGTTTACTTTTTAACAAATCTATTAATTCATTAGAAATATTTAACTCTTTTGTAGGAGAAAATGTATTATTATCAAAGTTAGCATTAATAGTAAAGCTACCCATCTGAGCTAAAGCATTTAATTTAACTTCTATATTTAGCAAATCTTTGCCCAATTGCAAGTGTATATCCCCATCCCCAGTAGAATCATACCCTTTTACTTCTTTAGTTAATACTTTTACGCCTTTAATTTTTAAAGCTTTTAATTCCTTTAATATTATTGACTCATAAGCAACGCCACGAATACCAGCTTTAATTTTTTGCATTTTAGCAACAAGATCAATATGGTCTTCAAATACGTGCTGTTTAATTTTATATCTATCCTCCTCGGGGATGGAATTTAATATGTTTTCAACTTCTAAGGACTCGATGCCGTATTCATCGGCGGTATGAAATAATTTGGACGAAATGGCATTAAAGTCTTTTGTTGGCATTGATAATTTAACATTACCTCTTTCTACTTGGCGGGAAACTTCAATAGCCACGTCATTAACTAGCTCAACGCCCAATCTTTGTTGATTAGCGGTAAATGCTTCATAGATTAATCCTTCATTATTTAGATCATCGGTAATTATATCAAATGCAGATTCTTCTGAGATAGCTTTAGCTAAAGATTCTTTTCTGCCTCTTAGTGGGTTACCATCTGGTCCAATAACCTGGTTCAAAAATTCTTCGTTTGAAATATTATTAGCTACATTAGGTAATCTTCTCGCTAACTCATGACCTGATGTTCTACCGGCTTGATCCGTTGAAACGCTCTCTCTGTCTATGGACTTACCAACCCATTCGGGGAAACTTACCCATCGGCCATCAACTCTTTTTTGAACGGCAATAGGCATTCCTCCTTGGCCATCTTTACCCATAAGCCAAGTAGTTGTCATATTTTCAAGAACATATTTTTTATTCTTTAATAACCAGTTTTTTAATTGGTTATCTTTTTTACCGCCCATTGCGGTCTTAACGTCAATGTCAATTTGTTTACCAATTTCGTCTCTAATTTCAGCAATTAGGGGGGTAACGGTTTTATTTAGCGAAACAGGTTCGTTTATTTTACTTTTAAGAGTTCTAACAACAGTCAGTATCTTATTATTGATTGTTTTTAATACATCTGGTTCAAAAACATTTGATTCTAATACATTTTTATACTTTGGTTTTTCGAGCGCATTTACAGTCATATTTTGATCTGCAGTTTCTGTGGCTTTCAAGCCTACTTCTTCTGCAGCATCTTTCATAAACTCTGTGCCTAATACTCTTTTCGAGGCGGCAATAGCCCTCATAGGTAAATATTTATTTATCCATGCTGCTAATGGTATTCCGCTTTCTGGTTTATATTTAGTAATTAAATCTAATATACCACCTGTTCCGGTTTCTATTTCATCAGTAAGTAATTCTCTATCAAATCCAGGAGCATCTCTTCTTTTGTCAACAATCTTTTTTGTAATGGGTTTGAACAAACTAATTATTTCAGCAGCTCCTTCTTTGCCTTTCTTATCATAAATTTGTTGTACTTTGTCAGATGATAAAGTACCTCTCTCATTTTTTATAATTTCTTTTACTTCATCCTCTTCTGTAACCTCTTTACTTTTTGTAGGTTCGGTAGTTTTAGCCTCAGATTCTTTTTTTATAGCAGACTTTATTTTTGCTTCTAAATTTTGTTTTTTAGGCAAATATTCAGCTTCATCCATATCGCCATAACCTTCATCATACTTTTCGTTAAGATCCTCAAGTTCTTTTTTTAGTTCTAAAGATTTTGATTCTTTTACCTCTTTAGTTTCTGAAATCTTGCCTTCAGTTCCTAATTTTTTAAATGCTTTTGTAAATTCTCCTTTCTCAAAACTTTTATTATAATCTCTTACAAAATCAAATACGTCTTTTCCATTACCAAAATTAACGTTTTTTATACCGATATTTTGTAATACTTGCCTAAGTAAATCTCCAAGTTTGATAAAAAATGTTTCATTATATTTTATATCGCCTTTAGACAAAGATTCAGATAATAACGGTAAAGTCTCTTCTAACATATTACCTTTAGCTTTGGCTAAGCTAGCATTTGTTTTTTCAACTATGGCATCATGATCCTCTTGGGATACTTTTCCTTCTTTTAAATTAGATGCGTTAGTCCCTAATATAGATTTTGCTTTAGTATTTTGTTGTTCAAATTCCAATTTATAACCATTATACCGATGCTTAAATTCCGATCTATTGAAAGCTTCTGTACCTAAATAATCCTCAATATGCCTATATAACGACTCTCCAACTTTAGCTTGCATTTCCGGGTTTTGACCAATAGCTTTATTCACCAATTTATGCATAAATTCGTGCTGACCTGTAGTTATATTAAAACCCATAGCAGCTTCTTCTTGATTTACAATTAAAGCCTGCTTCCCGTTGTTTAATGTAACAAATAACCCATTACTATCCTCATATTTATTAATATCCTCCGGTGACAACTTTGTATTATTTTCTAAATATGTTCTAACATCATTTGCTGTTTTTAATTCTGGAATTTCTGTTTCATTACTAAGACCCAATTTTTCAACAGCAACTCTTGCCTTATTAACGTCGTCAGATATATTAGCCTCAATGGCCTCCTCATTTGTTAATTTGTCTTTATCACCGGTTCTTTTTGCCGCGGTAGCTTCAACTGATTCTCTGGCAATGCCTGTTAATTGAATATTTATTTCAGCAATTCTTTCTAACTGTGGGGTAGTAAGTTCTTTATCTCCAACATGTTTAACTATTCTAAGAAGATCATTTTTCTCTTTAGATAATTGTACCGCTTCTGGTAATTTAGATTCTAATAAGTTTAACGGCTCTAGTTTTTTGCTTATTCCATAGGTTGTAGCAAAATCTTTTTTAATTTGATTACCTTCATCCTCTGTCATATCCCCTTTATTTATAGCATCTTGTATTTGATTACTTAATACTTTAGGAGCGCCTTTTATTTTTGTTATATTTATTTGGGCTTGTGATACTGGTGTATTTGGATTGAATGCTTCTAACATTGAGTTGGAAACATCCGATTTTAACTCTGAATTTACTCTATATAAAGCAACGCCATCTTTAAATCCCGATATACCTTTAGCAATAGTTATAGGTGATCCATATAAACCGCCGCCGGCAACGCCTTGAATAAATGAATCTAATACATTATCAAATGGTTTTTTATTGTCAATTAAATTTTGGGTTATTGTAGTAGCAACTTCTTCAATTCCTTCGCCAGCCATAGCAACTGGCATACCGAATTTTTTAAGCGCCGTTTGATACGCGAGAACTAAACCATTCTTCATTATAGAAGCACCTTGATCTATACCCTCTTTTTTTATTATATCTTTATACACTTTACCAATACTACCTTCCCCTATAGATGAAAACACGCTTTCAGCCGCGGCCATACCAAATCCACTTAGAACTTGAGACATTTCAGAGTCCTCTGGATGTTCCTCTTTTTGTTGCCTAATATTAGGCCCAGCAAATAATGTTGTAGCTCCAATTGCTGTTTTAGCAATGCCCACTTCAGCTCCTCCTAACATCATCCCAATACTTACCGGAGCACTTTCTGCAATCCCGCTGCCAATTAATTTAAAAGCATCAGTCCAATTTCCATCAGCCATATTTTGAGATATGCTAGTTGAATCATAATTGGCATTGTCATATATATCGTTTTCTTTACCTATTCTTTTCTGTTCATTTATAAAATGATCCATTACAGGGTTAGATGTACCGGTTTGAGTTTTAAATTTTTCGGGGGATGCTTCTAAATCTTTATTACCGGTAGCCCAAGCAATAGCATTTTGCGGCAAAGCAAAGAAACTATATGTAGTTTCAGGAACAGAAGCAAACATCTCTCCAACATAATTCAATCCTTTAGCAAGTCCGCTTAAACCACGTTCCGCATATGTTTCATCTTCAACTGATTTTTTCTTATTATTAGCTTTAGATAATAACTCCATAGATTTTAATTCTATGTCCGATGTCGAAAGTTTGTAATCCTCACCTTGCTCATATCCTTTTGATAGTAATGAAACTGCGCTGTCATCTATAGATTGTTTTTCTTCTGGTGATAAATATTTATAATTAAAAGTAGAAAAAGTGTCAAATACATTAGAAACTGTTTTTTGTTCTTCTTCTTTTACTTTAATGCCGCTTGTTTTGATATTCTTTTCGCCTTTTGTATAAAATCCTTTAACAGAATCCAGTGTTTTTTCTTTAGCAAACTTTTTTGCATCAAATTCAATTTCGGGTTTTTGAACAACTGATTTGCTAACTGGCATTTTTTTCATTTTTTCTACTCCAAGTACGTCTATTTCCTGTGCCTTTGGAAATACCTCTTTTTGTTTTGGTACTGTTTTTTGTTTAGGTCGTAATGTTAAATTATTTTTCTTAATATACTCATTAATAGTCAACCCGTTCTGTAAAGCACGGGTTGTTATCTCGTTTTCTGGTAGTGTTACTCCATCTGTATCTACGTATTCAAACATACTATTTTTTTATTTTATATTATAATTATATTTTATTTGCCAACATTAGCAATTATTGTAGCTTCATCCACAGGTATAAAATCACTTACGCCACTAACATCACTTTTTTGGTAATATCCAAATGATTTTTCAACTGGGTCATATACAAACTTAGTACCAAATACAGTGCCTTTGCCTGCTTTTTTTACTCTTGTTACTTCTGCACTTAACTTCTTATTGAATGCGGCGTTTTTAGCTCCGCTTACTCCGCCCGCTCCACTTTTTACGGTTTTTTGTTTTGGAGCAACGTATTTTTCAATAGTGCGCATTGGCTGACCGTTAACATCTGTTTGTACATATTCACCTTTTGGCAATGCTTGAGCAACGTAATAATTAGCAAATGCTTTTGCATATTTTTCATTATTTGCTAAAGCTTCCTGAGCGGACTCAACATTTTGGCACATTGAATTATCCCCGCTAAAGTCGGGGTCATATTTATATCCAATACTATTATACCACATATTAAGTTTCATTGGACTATCCTGCATACCCTCTATTTTAGCTTTTGCTAACTCCATTATTTCAGGTTGCGATGCTATAATTTTTATATTTGGTATTATTGTTTTAGTCTTGTAACTTGTTAAAGGGTTACCTGTTTTTGCATCAGTTGTAGCAGTGCCTGATTCACGGGAATTTTCAGTAAATCCTCCACTTATGCTTTTAATATAGTCAATATTTATTTCCTCTGTATACCCTTTGTTCTTATCTTTGTCAGTCTTTTTTTGAAATATAGAAGTTCTTACATTCATATCATTTATTGCATCCTTAGTGGATGGTAAACTAAATCTAGTGCTGCCTCCATAATTATTATTATAAACTGTCAACCCAGACTCTGTTATTTCTGGTAATGGTACATTTTTACCATCCATACTTGTAACATTAAATTTAGCCTGTACATCAAGTAGTTCACCATCGCTACCAAAAATAGCTCCGGGATTCATTGTGTTTTTAGAAAACCCTTTATTTTGGTATACTTTATTAATTGTATTCTCTTCATCCCAAGCAGCTTTCAACTCAGGACTAAATCCATATGACGTATTTGACATACCGCCTTCGGTACCTATATCGTGAGATAATACGTCCAGAGCCGCATCTGATCTAACTCCAGACTGAGTATAAAAAGATGTAAGTTTCCCCATTGAAGCCTGTTTAAGCCTATTAACCTTATTTATACTATCTGCGGTATTTTTACCTTCTTGCTTATATATAGTATTAACTTGCGGAGCAAGAACAGCGGTAATATCATTAAAGTAGGCGTCATTATTACTATTGTTTACTCCTTTCCCTATACCTGTTACTTCGCTACTATATTTATTAATATAATCAGCTTCTTTAGCTTCTGCTTCTTGTGCTAGTTTCCGTTCTTCTTCGTGTTTTTTAGAGATTGCCTTTATAGCTTCCGACGCGCTATTAGATACGGAACTAAGCATTTCTCTAATGTATTGTCCTGACTGAGTGTCTATCGCTATTTCTGGATTTGTGTATGCTCCCATTTATGTTTTTATATTTTATTTATAAATTTGGTGATCCGTCCGCATTTACGGAATAGTTTGGTAGACTGGATTTTACATTACTAGGGGTTGATTTTGCATAAGAACCTCCAACTGCACCAGCTATATTAGAAACAGCTCCTATACCCCCCGTAATCGCGCCCATTTTATCCGCGCTAGCTTGAGTCTGTTGTTGTTGTGCTCCCCCTAATTGAGCAGCAACACGATCCATTTTTTGCATTTCTCTGCCTTCCCGTGTTTGAAACATAAATTGAGCACCAGCAGCCTCTGTACTTTGTATTCTTTGAGCTTCCGACATTTGTATATCTTGTACTCTTTGAGCTTGTTGCAATTGTACTTGTTCCATTTGTTGTTGGCCTTGTGCTTTTAATTTTTCATTATTGGCCTCTTGCTGTTCTATGTCTGCAGTAACACCTTGTTTAGATTTTAATGCTGCCATTGCTAATGCAGTCGCTCCGCCGGCGCTTGCTCCGGTTTCTCTTAATGTATCTAACGTATTCGCTAAAGCTTGATCTGTTTCTTGTATTTGCATTTCTGTAGCAGCGGTAGCAACGCCAAGATTAGCATAAGGATTACTCATTATTCCAGATAAATCTGTAGCCATACTACTGACATCTTTTGATGTAGCGTATGGGTTTATTATAGCTTGCCTATTAGCCTCCAATGAATTTAATTCTCTCTGCAATGCAGCCGCTTGTTTTTTAGCTGCCTTTTCTTTTTTGCTGGCTTTGCTAGCTCCAAATATACTACCAACAACTGATATGGCCATTCCGCCGACCGCTATATATGACATATATTATTTTTTTAATTGTTTAAATTTTTCATATTCTAAATAGTTTTTAGCTATCCAAGTGTTTTCAATACTTTCTAAGTCCATTTCATTATTTGGGTTTGGGTATACATTTATAAAAACGGAATCCTCATGGGCAACAACCGCTTTTTTTTCACCTGCTTTTGCTTTAACGTAACACGGAGCTTCATAATCTTCTGTACCAGATATTGTAGTAACCGTTAATCGACCCTTCAGTAATATCCATAAATGTTCATATTTCTGTAGTTTTCCAATAGCAAAGGTATCTTTAGCCATTGTTAGTTCTCTAATATATAAACCATCCACAAATGTATGTTTTAAAGGGAACATTTCTGAATCCCCAACTACTAACCCTAATTCTTCACTATGTTCAATTAAAGCGGTCTCCAATGCATCTATTTTGTCCCTTATTGTTAATTCCATTTAATTTGTTTATTTAGCCTGCATATGTAGAACTAACTGCCCACAACTCTTTTTTTCCGCCAACATCAGTTATATTATCAGTTGATATTGTTACAGTTGCATATCTACCTTTTATTCCAGATATTTTATCACCCCAGATTATCTCGCCATTTGTAGGTTGGCTATTATTTATTAGGTTTGCATAGTATTTATTTTCATTTCGAACGAAACCAGCATAGTTGATTGGGGGTATTAATATAGCTGGGTATACACTACCATAATCATCATATGAACCACCTAAATAACTTCTTACCAATGCAATACTATCTTTAGTCATTTTCCAATTACCAAAAGTACCGTTTATATCCTGCCCACGCTGGTCGCTATTAAAACTATTCACTTGCCATCCACTATCACCCTCGTAATTAACTGTTTGATATACCTTCGATGTACTAGATTCTTGATTAAATATAAAAGTTATAGTAGATGGACTAGCTATATTATAAAATGTGCCGGCATTTGTATTGTAATAACCGTTACTGTAATGCTCATACAGGTTGTTATGTTTAAAACTGTAAAATTTATTTTTAAGACTAGTAATAAATGTAGGTTTATATGTAAAATAACTTATCCATCCCGACACAAGCTCATCGAAAGATAGGGTATTATAGTAATCGGAACTATCTATCCACGTTGGGCTTGACTGAATTGACAACGCATAGTTCTTGTTATGTATGTCATACCCACCTATAACTTTACTGCTAAATAATGTAGTAAAAGATATTGTATCACCTAATGTTACACTACACCCTGGGTTTGATAAAATTATATTATTACCAGATTTATTTCTAACATATACTCCAGGTATTACAGCATTATTTACATTTACACTCATACCAATCTGTATATTAGCAGTTTCGCCTGTAACAAGGATGCTGGTTAATACAGTATTAGTTTCGGAAACTATAGTATCTATAATAAGTTCTCCACTATCTGGTAGTGCTGTTAATTGATCCCTAAAGTAATTAGACATCCCATAAGATGAAATTTCAGTAAGTCCATCCTGTGACAACCTTAACACCACATTACGATATTTATCTGTAAAGTATTTTTGATAACCATATGTAGCAAAACTTTCCGGGTTTTTACTTATGCCATAATTACCAGAATAAGCTTGGATAGTGCCTATCACGGCATCGGATGTGGTCATTGTTCCGCCTCCCTCTGCTGAATAGATTATATTTTTATCTATTGGCGCTCTACTCACTTTATTCTCTTGTAATACTATCAAGTTCGTATCTTCAGCAAATAACTTTTGTATTGATCCATTAGCAGGATCTGTACTTTTGGTTATATCTTCTCCAACAGAAAACTGATTTGAATTATTTACACCGGTTCTAGAATTAAATATTCCGGAATATATAAGGGAATTAAACCTATGTTGCTGGTTAGGATTTGACTCTACCAAATATGCTTTAACTCCTAAATCAACTTGAGTATTATTATACCCACCGTGTATTCTAGATTCTTCTATTACCCATTGGTCTATAGCAGCAACCGAGGCATCACCTGGAAATGCAGGAACACCTTCTATTGGTATTACCGCATTATATGGATAACCATTAGGCCAAGTAGCTACTTCTGGTGCTCCTGTTTTTGATACCTGTTTTAACCAAAACGAATTAAAGTAGGATACTTCTATTACTGTTGCCATTATTTAATAATTACTTGTTTTTTAATATATTTAAGTTTAGGTTGTTAGGTAAGCATCTACTATAAAGTCATCATCACTCTCTTCTATTGTAGTAACGGTATAAGAGTAGTTTATAGCGCCTGTATTATTTTCATAGTGAACCGTAGATCCTGGAATAATGTCTCCATTTTTTACCAAACGCACGGTTAATATTTCACCAAATCCTAATATTTCCGAAGTATAGAATCTACCTATTAATGTTGTATCGGGCAAAGGCCATACTATTGCTTTAATTTGGAGATCCAGTTTTGCATCGTAGTTTGTCGTAAGTACCTTGAAGTACAATGAAGTAAATGTGCTTCTCAAAAAACTTGCATTTGCCGTAAAAGATGGATCATCTATAGTTTGTAACGTAAAACCAAATGTTTTGTTTTGTGTTAACATTGCATATATAACTTCAAAATCATATAGTTCATATAACCCTCCAGCATCTTGTAGTTTAATATATATTCTATAGGGGGTTGTAGATACCACGGTAGAACTATTACTGACTATACCTAACCCTGATATTGAAAACCCTCTAAGTGTTGAGTCGTCCAAACCGCCAAGAGTAACATTTACTATAGACCAGGTTAGGCCTTGAGTTTGCATAGATAACAAAGCTAAAGTATTAACTCCATTTATACCGTTAAAATCATATACTGTAGTTACACCATTTTCTAAGGAAATTGTATTACCACTAATTTTATTTGTTATTAAAGGAACAGTATTTGATAATGACCCGGTTAATTGTAACTGTGTTGTAGTAGAATTTAGTACATCATAACAGTCAATGTTAAATGTAAAGTTTCTGGCATTTGCATCAAATGAACTTGTACTACCATAATAGAAAAAATCATCTGTAAATAATTTAAACTTTGATGGAGTAAGAATAGACGGGGTTACTGCATAGTTAAACAACGTAAACTTGGGACTTATATCAGCTCCATTACCATCTATAACAGATGCTAAAGTGAAAACGATTTCAGTACCAATATTCTCACCTGAGGAGGATACGGTAGATACATTATCGATAACCGTAGTGCCAATGTTAAAATTTTCATTTTGTGAATAAGGAGTACCTATTTTTAATCCAACTGGGCCAACAAATGTTTGACTTACTAGTCTATTTAACTCTGAAATTAATCCAGTTGTACTAGTCTCAAAATATATATCTAATAAAGATTCTACAGGTGATGTTTCATAAATCCCTAACTTAATATTGTAACCAGCAGCAGCACTAGCGAGTTTTCCAATAGGTTGTTTAATAGATACTCTACCTATCAACGGATTTGTATCGCTTTGATAAAATTCAGGATATGCTAGGACAGTCCCTAATTGTTGATTATAATTTGTATCCGCTAATGTTGATATAGACACTACCGTATCTGCTAATATTCCAGGATAGTATTGTATACTGTATATATCTGTAATAATTTCTTGCGGAGTAACTCTGCCGTACATTTGTACACTACTTCTATATTGCCTTTGGTCAGGGCCTACTTCTGTTAAGTCTCTGGGCACTTTGTTTATATTATCATTAAATAAAACTATATTTGCTATTTCATCAGTTTCATCTAAAGTAGGTGTAGTACTATATGGATAACCATTAAGAATACCTGGGAGGTACACATTATAGTAGTCTTGCTCAGTCTGTCTTACAACTATTTTATAAGAATACCAACCAAGTGGATTAGGTAGATTTACAGTCAATGTTAATGTCGCGTCAGTAGTTCCGCCCGTTACTTGTACTATATCACTATTTTGATAGCCAGTTCCTGGACTATGCACAGCAACGGTAATTAATCCACTGCCATCACTAGTATAGTCAACAGTAAGTCCAGAGCCAGAACCGCCGGTACAAGGTACATTAGTAGCGTCTATTGTATAACCCACGCCGGCTGTTAAAATAATTGCATTGTCAACACTATAACTTGCGTCCTTATATATACCAGGATAACCATTTATAGTTGATATCGGCGGTATTGCAGAACTTGATCCTTCGGCTGTGTCAAATAATATTTTAAGAGAGTAACCAGGCCAATTTAAAGCATTTGTACCAGCTGGAATATACGGAACATATATAGTTGATCCACCATATAAGGTGCCAGCATCAGTGGAGCCATTATCTTTAGATGATAATATTACAGAAGATTGTCTACCAAACCTATCGGATAAAACAATCCCTACTTGGTAATTTCTATTCTGTTTTAATGTTGAATTAGGATATTCTATTTGAGTATATGCTTTGTTTTCTAATGGATCAACCGTTGGTTTTACACTATAACCTACTCCATAATTTAAAGATATAGGCGGTGAGTTTTTATCAAAAAAGTTTCCATAAACTATTCTATTACTAATTATTTCTTGAGTAAGAGACCTAACAGGTACTTTATCATATACTCTGATTGTTTGACTATCTGATATAGTCCTAAATGGTTTGGTTGATATATATTTAAAATCATATACATTTTTTACTGTATTACCAGCCATTTTACTAAGAATTTGTTGTATTGTAATTGTCTCTACAACTTTAACATTAGTACTATCTGATTGTTTATATAATATATCAACCTCAGACACGTGTAGGTCTGTTTTAGGATCATTTGATGGAAATATTATATTTAGTATTACTTGTGATACGTTATTCTCCATAAATGATACTATGGTGCTTCTATATGCATTAGTAGCATCATCTGGTCCAAAGTATCCTTGTTGTTTTGGTATAAAACATATTTGTGTAAATGGTGCAAATATAGAGTATTCGCCATCATCAAACTTAAGCCTATAACTAAACCTAACTAACCTTTGCTGTAAATATTGTGGATCACCACCCCAACTAGCTAGATAATCTGGATTGTCTACAGAAGGTATATCAGCAAATCCTTCATCAAGATATTCTTGGGATGGGTTTGACATAGTGGATTCTTTCAGAATACCGTCTTTTGCATTTAATAATTGTATGGCAGTAATCGGGGCATATTTCGCTACAGATATATGGTCTTCATTAAAATAATAGTTAAGGTTAACAGCGGCAGTGTCAATATTTATCTTTCTAGGTTGGTTTCTATTGTCCGTCCAAAAAAGTAAATTTTCAATAACATTCATACCGGTTATTGGACTATTTTTAGAAAAGTTAAGAAAATACCCTTCAACTAATTTAGTAGTAACATTTGTATCTGTATTAATTCTATATATATAACACTTAGCTGTTGTAGGAGCAAAGTTAGCTAATCCTGAGGCAGAACTATCTACATAATTTGTTAGAAATATATAAAAACAACTTTTAGATAAATCTGGATATTGTCCTATAACATCCAGATTACTAATTGTTGTTTCTAAAGATTTTACTAAAGTATTGCCTAATACAGTTCCTAATGCTCCAACGTCAGAACCTTCTGCTCTACTTATTGAAATATTTTGAGCGCTTCTATATTCTCCACTAGGAACCAACCTATCATCTAGGTCCTGGTTCATTTTAGATTGTACAAAATTATTTTTAATTTCAATCATCTATATTAGTGTTTTATCCATTTAGATTGCCCCCTTAACACTTGAGTTATTTCTTCAAGTTTTATATTTGACAATCTTATTTTAGTATTTCTTAATTTAGCACTTCTTTCTTGTTTCAACCTCTGCACAAGGTATTCAGGTTGATTAGCGCGTGTTGCAATTATGGCGTGTAGTATATGAGCATACATAGCTTCTTCCGCCATTTTCGGCACTCTAGTGTCCCTGTCATAAGCCAACCCATCAGAAACATATTCTAATACAATCAATAACCCAACAAGTTGACTAGAAAAAGAGATCTTACCTTCCCTGTCATTTATTGAAAACCATCCATTTATATTAGCATACTGTGGCTCCATGCCAAAACGTTTTTGCGAACTCCATTGACTGCCTGTCCCCCAATCATAACCCCACCAGTCCAATCCAGCATTATAATCAAGCGTACTGTAATATCCGTTAATCAATGTGCTTTTCGCTGTATCCCATCTTTCTTCTGTTAACGATGTCCCCTCAATATTGTCATTAAAATTTCCCTGCGTAGGCACTCCTTTATTGTCTTGTACAGGATTTTCATACGGGTTAATTGTTAAATTATTTGCCGGGTAGATAGGATGTTTTATCCCTAAGTTATCAATCCAGGCAACCTTAACGTAGTTAACATAGTCTTGTGGTAATATAACGCTTAATGAGGGCGGTATTGTTAGTTCCTGAGATTTTATACTTTTTAATGTATCATAACTAAACTCTTGTAATCCACGTTTGGCGTGAAACATTATGTCGGTTCTTTTTACGTCAGGTATTAACTTCCCGACTCCAACATAAGCAACTATAAAGTTATTTATAATATCGTCTAAAGTAATGTAAGCATAACCTCCATAATTATTTTCAACAGTATTACCGTAAGCTTCTCTATCGCCATATTCTCCTCCACTTAAAATCTTTAACTGGACAACAATATTAGAATATTGTTCAATACTACCTGTTATTTTTATTGTATTATTTACTACAGTATAAGGCAATATATATTCTTCATAAACCATACCATTTTGAATAGGAGTACTCAAATATAACTTAAAGTTATTCAATGCATAATTTATATCATTAGGGTCCCAACTACCAAATACTAAATCAGTATTGAAAGTAAATGTCCACGACTTACCCAATGCAGTGATAGATTCATCAAAGAATCCTTGCGCACCGGCGTAATATTGTCTATTTGTTTCGGTAATTAAACCTCCATTCGGGATTGGCATATTTTATTAGCTTTTAGAATTAATCATTTCTGCTTGCGCTTGTTGTGCGGCTACTTGTATAAATTGGTAGTCTTGTATTATTATACCCATATACATCAGTACCTTAATAATAACTGTTGGTTGTTCAGACACATCTAATTCAAAATTAGTAGATCCAGCCGCGTCATATATATATTGCCCAACAGATCCTTGAGTAAAAGCCCATTTTACATTAGATGGTTTCCTTATATAAGATGCTGTTATATTAGACACTATGGTTTTTGGATATACGTATATATTAGGAATATCAGAAGTTGTTGAAATTCCGCCTTCTCTTTCGTATATATAAACTGGATATGTTGTTGTTGGTTTTGTTAACTTAGATTTATTAATATATAATATATCATTTTTTTGTACCCTTTGTAGTTCAGTATCATCATTATATATGATGGTTCCTATTCGATACATATTAGTTGGTAATGAAAAATAACCAGACGCATAAGTGCATGCACCGGTTGTTTTAAATGGAGATATTTTGTCGTCTAAACTTTTTTGTCTATCGGCATATTCTGAATCATTTTGAGTAACCCTTAATTGTTGGTTAAGATCTTCAAAATAAGACTCTAGTATTTCTAATTGTACTTGAGTACTTATCTTACCAAATTCTTCAGGTGTTATATAACCACGTTGCTCTTTATTAAGTATTAGCAAAACAGTTTTATATACCCAATCTACATTTATTGCCATTTTCTATATTTATTATAATATTAAGGTAGATACTGTAGGTTTATTTACAATATCTACCTATATATTAGTATTACGTATTATTTTAATTTTTTCTCTATAGACTTAAAGATTTCTACACCTTCATCAGTCTTGAAAAATACAGCCATCGCTGAATATGGATTTTCATCAAATGGCACTGTCATTAATTTCTTATCATTAGTTCCCCAAGTAAATGTGCGTTGGTCTTGCGATAATTTTATAATATTCATTTCACTTGCTTTAATTGCAATATTACGAAGATGTACATTTTCATCACTGGCTAATTCTAAGAACAAACTAGGGTTTCGTTTAGAGAATATTAACAAATCTCTTTTTATCTCCTTAGAAGTCATTTTAGATACCTTAGATCCAAGTTCTACTCTTAATATTGCTTCTGCTTGGTCAACATCCATTGTTGATGCAGCATTCATAGCTTGTAATTGCAATTCTAGATCATCTAATTCATCTACTGCTACGGCAACAGAATCAAATTCATAGTATTTATTATTTAGCATTGGGTGGTATAAAGACAATAACTTCTGTAAGTTTTGTTTTGCTTTAGGTACCGTTAAAACCCCATCTTCAAACATAATATGGCCTAATGTAGCTTCGCCTTTTTGAGCTTCCACAAACGGACTATTTTGATTAGTTGCGTATCTTAATTCTTTTTGTTCACCGGTACTCTCGTCAAACCATAATAATGGAAATCTTCTTGAGTGTCTAGCGGAAATTGTATATGTTAACGGACTATAATCGCCGGTTAATAAATAAGTTCTATCTTTTACTTCCCAAACTGCGGAATTGTCTGTTTTTTTTGTTGACATGATATGATATAATTAATTGTTTTATTTAAAATAAAAATTACCCCCACTGATATAGCAGGGGTAAGATTTACATATTCTAATACTATACTGTGGCAGTAAACAATACGAAGTTGTTTGCTCCTTGTACGCATAGACATCTTTCAGACAAGAAGTTTACCTCCATTGCATCAAGATCGGAAGTATAAGCACCTCCAACAGATCCAGTTACCCAAGACTTCATTTTTCTATCGTCAGCCTGTGCAGCTCTATAACGAACGTGAAGGAATGGTCTACGAATATTTGTTCCTAGGATTTGATCGTATACAGTAGATGTTCCGGCAGGAACCAAAATACCATCAATGCTTGAATGAGCCATTGCACCACGAGTGGAAGCGTCATTTAAATATTTCCAGTCTGTTTTGTAGAAATCATAAGATCCTCTACGGAAACCAGAAAATCCAAGGTTAAGCGCCATCTCAGATGAATTTTCAAACAAACCATAAGCAACACCACCATTTGCGCCAGCTGATAACTGAGCAAGCATATCGTCAAAGTTAAGCGAAGTTTGACGGTTCAAGAATAACATATTTTCTTCAATAGCTCCTTGAGTATCTAAGTTTTTTAAGATAGTATCAAATTCTACTAATCCACCAACTGCATCAAAGTTATTCAATACATTACCTCTGGATTTAACAGCAGCAAATAGACCTTGAGTACCTTTTTTACCAGCGGTAGCAGCAGCTGATCCTGTACCCGCTAATTCACCTTCAACAACAGCCATTTCAAGGTAATCCTCAAAACGCAATCTTGTTTCAGATTCAGCTTTCAAATACCAGTAGTATCCAGAAGCACCTTCTTCAGTAGCAATTTCTACCCATCCAATCTGAGCCGTATCAGATCCATTAACAACATATTTGTTACGGATAATAATAGGGGAGTTGCTAAATTGAGTAAATGTTGGAGTAACGCTATTATAGTTATCATTAGCTAATGTTGAACCTTTAGCATATTCAGAACCATAAACGAAGATTTTCAAATCATCCATACCATCTGTAAATCCAGCAGCAGCTAAAGTAGCAGCAGTATAGGGAGCTACAGTTAATGCCCCTGTAGTAACATTACTTGCGGTAACAATTGCTTTTACTTCTAATCCAGTGGCTGGATTTATAATAACAATAGTCTGGTTAATTGAAATAACATTTTGCACAAAATCTTTTGGAAGCGCAGGTGTTAAATTAACTGGTATAAGCAATGTATTTGCAGCAGCACTTACTACATCAACACCTACATAAGCAACGTGTAATCTATTTTGTTCTGACCAAATAACTTGATCGGAAGACATAGGCATTTCTGCTCCTACCATACGTAAGAAACCAGAAAGAGTTCTATTACCATAACGTTCTACTTCTTGTTCGTAGATCTCAGGTAAATATTGTTTAGCAAAAGACGAAAAGTCAGGATTTGCTGGGTCTGTAAAATTTAAGTAGTTAGTACTTAATGCTTGTTGTCTTTGAGAAGGCGTAATGCTACCAAAAGACGGCGAAACTGCGTCTGCCATAATTTTTTAATTTTTAATTAGTTTATCTTTTTTGAATTCTAAGTTTTGAGGTATCAACCCCGTTTATTGCTCTAACTTTAAATCCTCCTACATTCAAATCCCCTGCATTTTTGCGGGGTTCTAATGAAATATTGTTTGATTTTGCAACCAGTTCTTTTAGGCCGTCGGCTTTGCCTTGTTCATAAAAGTGTTTGGCTATAGAGTCTGCATTCTCCGCAGCATACATTGCTTTGTGATAACCTTTAACATCTGACACTTGACCTTCTGTATCCAAGAACTTCTTGATTAGGTTAGTGATGTTTGATTGTTTATCAGCAACTACTTCCGGATTTGCTACATTATATCTAAAACTTTTTTCACCTAAGTTGAAATCAAAACCTTTGAAATCTTGTGTGAAAAATTCTTTAGTGTTGTTTTTAAATCCTTCGTGTTTTTGTTCCACGGATTGTTGCTCTTCATTATATCTATTAAAAAAGTCAGTTGCTTTTTGTTGGTCCTTGTTTACCGATGGTCTCAACCTGATCTCATCATAGTATTTACTCTTGGTCTCCTCTAAAAAGGTTCTAGCTTTATTAACTTCTTCTTTAAAAGCAAGTTTTTTTCTTTTTATATCTCGTTCCTCATCCTCCTCCTCATCATAACTAAAATTCTCTTCCATTATGAATTGAATTTCTTCTGCGTCTAAATGAGGTCTAGACTTTCTATAATATTCTTTTAATAACGTCTCAGACGATACTGATGAATAATCAGCGTTTAAACGTACATAGTCTTCAACTGTGCCCCCTGTTTCTTCCATAAAGGAAACTAGTTTTTCTATGTTATCCGGTAATTTTCTACCTTGATTTTGAACAGGATCGATTACTTTACTTAACTCTTCGACTAATGCCACCTGAGTTGGCGTAATTTCTACATTAGGTATTTCAGTAATAGACCCAACTATTTCTTCGGCTTGCTCTGGTTTTTCAATGGTAACGACTTTATTGATTTCGTTTCCTTCGCCCACTTTTGGCAATCCCACTTCGGATTGTTTTGGGACCAACAAGCTTTCATCTGTTCTTTGTTCTTGAATGGCATCTACTGATTGTTTATTGGTTAAATTTACTTTTGCTACCGTATTCTCGACGTTTAATTTTTTTACCGCTGGTTTCCTTTTTTGTACTTTAAAAGTCCCCTCTTGTTTTACTTCTTCTGACATGATATAATATTATAAAATTGGTTATTATTTTTTATTCAAACAAACCTGTACCTAATCCACTTAGGTTATCAAAGTTGGATTCAAAATCTTTAGGCATTGAATCATTCTGTCTCTGGTCTATTAATTGACTTTGTTGAGTGCCTTGCATTTTTATTCTTTTATCTTTACGATTTTCAATATCATCAACTTTTTGTTTTTGATTTTGCATTTCCGCAGTGGCTAGTTGCATCTTGTAATTAAACTCCTCTGCCATTAATTGTTTCTTTATAATCAATTCTTGTTGGAGTCGTTGTATTTCAAAATTAGATTTGGCTTGTTCAATCTGTATTTGTGTTTGCGCTAACGCTTGTTGCTTTTGTACTTCGGCCATTGCAGCGCTTTCCGCCGCTTGTGCATTAAGTTGATTTTGCATTTCCATATTAGCTTGTTGGGCTTGTTGCAATTGTTCCGCTTTCCTCTTACGTCGATATTTCAAAGACTGATTAGCTAATTTTAAATTCTTAATCTGTCGTATATCAATTACATCCTCCAAATCTATTCCTCCAGTCTGTAACGCTATCTGTATATTTTGTTCTAGTTGAGCTTTTTCTTCTTCGTCCGGCTCTATTTCTAAAAATATGCCAAAGTCGTGTAAATTAAGTGCAGATAGTTCTTTTAATGTTTCAACATTAAATATTGATATACTCTGTTTTAATGATTCTGCTGTTAATGGAAATTGTAAAGCGTCTGCTACTCTTAAAGAAATATTTTCACAAAATCTTAATGTAAGGTATTGACTAGACTGGTTTATATGCCTAGTAGCAGTGTTTGAACTTGCTGCCGCCATTTTTTGTAAACCAACTAATGAATCTGGATCTGGCATACTTGCATCTCTCGCTTCATTGAGTCCAGTAACATCCCTTATCATTTGCAAATAATACTGGTACGTTGAAATTAATGATTGTATTTTAGCTCCACCCGACGACGTTTGTAGTTCCTGAATTGGCACCTTGCCGGGGTTCCCAGATCCATCCTGGGTCATAGACCTACCAACAATACTACCAGTTTGGAAATACATATTAAGGGCTTCCGCTGCATTATAATTTGTACCATTGCCTAAGTCAACCTCTGATAATCCATCAACATCCACAAATACACCATCAGGTACCATTCTGGATAATACTTGTTGTAATTTTAAATGTGTTAGTTGAATCATATCTGCAAAACCAGTAATTCTACTAACCGTAGACTCAATATTACCTTTATACATTCTTGGTGCGCAAATAACATAATTCATCTCTACTTTCGTAGTATCTGCGCCGGATCTTGTCATATTTTCAGCAAGTTCCCACTTTAGCATTTTTTTATGCCCCAATATTTTAGCTCCAGAATATAATACTTCTATTGATCTAGAAATAGTTGTAAAGTTATCACTAGGAGGTGGGTTGAACGCATCAGTTTTTTGTAATGCTTTTTCAAGACCTGTATCGGTTTGTTTTATTTTAAAAACCTGGTTTGCATAAGTAAGATATTCAAAATATAATACCTGCACATTTGATCCTTTATAATCCTGTCCACTCCAGTTATTTATATAGTTACGATCACCTGGATACTTCTCTATTTCTAATAAGTCTTCTTCAGTTAAATCGGGGAATTGTTTTTTTAATTCTTCTAAACTTATTGATTTAGCTTCACCTACATAATACAAGTCTTCAAAATATGGGTCTTCTGTATAAGAATATACTAAGTTTGCTGGATCAACATATTCAAGTTTAATACCTTCCGCTTTTGTAAAACTTGTTTTACCGGAAGCAATACCTAAAGTAACTAAATCGTAGTTTAATCTTTTATTAAGCAAATTATATTTATTCCTGGCTAATACACTATTTATTACTTCTTCTTCCGCTATTTCAACAGACTCTTTGTAACTTAGTTGTAAACGCAGTTGTAGTTCATCGTCGTCTTGCGGTAATGAGTCAGGATCAGCGGTACTAAAAAGGTTTACACCATACTGTTCTTTTACTTGTGAAAAATATGCTTTGTTTTGCATATCTTTAATCATATTCTGAGCAAATGTTGTTTTCTTGTTTATCGATTCAGGATCTTGCGCATAAGCGTTAATCTCAAATTCTTTTGCTGATATGCCATTTACCATAATATCCACAAATTTTGGTATAACAGGTACAACCTTCCAGTCTAAATTTAAGTAAGATAAATCACCATTAATAGACAATTCATCTTTGTACTTTTTTATTGATTGTTCTCCTCTAGCATATAATCGTAGGTTATTGAACTTATTCCAATTTGAACCCCATCTATTACCAGCGCCGAACCCAGATTTATTACCTGTAAACCATTCATTTTCAATAGCTCTCCCGACGGCTTCGCCATATTCTAAACTTTGTTTTACCTCATCTGGTACTACCTGACTTGGGAAAGAACTATTAGTATTAGTATAAATCATTTATTTTATTATTTGTGAATTATCTCCTGAATTATTATATTTTCTAAAATTTAATGGTAACTTGTCTTTTGTAAAATTTGCTACTGGAGTATATAAATGTCTATTACAAGCCATAATAGCTAAGCCAGAGCTTATAGAGGCATCGTGTTTAGTTCTATCATTTATATTAAATCTGGACCAGTCATTTAGTGTATGTTGAAAATACATAGTGCCATACCCATCACCTATCCTTCCAATGTGATTATCAATGTGCGATTCTATAGCCGAAGCGTGTGCTTGTTTTATATCTTCACTAGAGTTTGGTATTCCACCTATTTCCTTTTCACTGACCGACAAATTATTCCACACTTTGTCTGGTCTATTCATTGAGAAACCCCTATAACCTCTTCGTTTGAAATGATATAATAGCCTTGGCTTATTATTCTCAGCAAGAATAGGCATTCCATAAAATATACAAGCCATTAATACATCCTCAAAAAATATCTCTGCAGTCTGTGGTCTTGCTACATATTCTAAAAAAAAATGATTGGGAGGCACATCTTCCATTGAAAATTTAGTTAGCCCGTGTAAAGCCCCGTTTGAACCCTTACCATCAACAGTACCCGATATATCATAACTATCACAGCCAAAAGCGCCACAGTGTTCATTACCTGGAAATTTTATACCATCCTTTATTATTACACGGTTTTGCAAGTGTTTAGGTGGTGCCCAGGATATTAAAAATCTACCGTCTTTATTAGGATAGAATTCCACTAATGTATCTTGTATTCCGTTCTGCCATTGAAAGCTTCCTCTGGTCACTACGCTAGTGTTACGTAGATCATCATTGTAATCAATTTGCTCGTATATCTTTGTAAGATTGAATAATGATTGTTTTGCTTCATCCCTAAAAGCGTGTTGCTCTGTTCTTGGAAATTGGCGATAAAATTCATTTAAAGCATCTGGATCTCCTTTCAAACCTTCCACTTCATTTTCCCAATGCTCTATAACACCATAATCTATTGTATTCCCATCTACGCCAGTGACGGCGGTTTTTGGTTTATCGAATACAGGTATGCCATAAGCATCAATAAATCCTTCGTAGGACCATTCCATAGGTATGAACAAATTATATAGTCCTGAGCTAGTCTGTCCATTGCGGTTTCTTTTTGTGACATCGGAATTGTAGTAAAGTTTTTTAAAATTTTCTCCCCCCTTATCTAAGGCATTTGAGGTAGAGCCCATCATACACCTACCAATAATCTTACTCCCTAACCTTAAAGTTGTTTTTGTTACCCTCCAGTTATTTAGAATGTTGTCAGGTCTCTCCCATTTGCCACTCTCGTCGTGTGCTAATAGTTTTAACTTTTCACCATCATAGGAGTTGTCTCCTGTATTTTTCCAGTCAATCGTTGTATCAAGTCCGTCTAATTCTTCTAATTTCTCATTAGAATCTAATTTTCTTCTTGTTAACTTAGACGCTGGTATTCTATATGCTAATTCTGTTTTAGGTCTATCCATACCATCTTGGATAGGTTTAAAAAAGAATGGGTAATTTACAGATATTGGCACTACCTTGTCTGTAAACATTTTCTTAGCATCTGCTCCAGATTTTGATAATATACCAAACCTAGAATCACTTGATATTGTCGCTAGGTTGACTAACTCTGACGATGCCATAAATGAGAAACCAGAACGTCTATTCTTTAAATAACATATCCCGTAACATCTTGAATCAGCTTTGCAAGCTTCCCAAAATATAAAGAATAATCTATTCGATTCCCTAAAATTTGGCGCACCGACATCAATCTTGCTCCATTGTAGATACATATAGTGGCTACCTGTAACATATGTTGGTATTCCATTATTATAAAAAAACATACCCTCTTCACGGTATTTAAACTCGTTGTCTATATAATCATACCAACGTTCTTTAAATACATCCGGTTGTTTATTCCAATCAAAAGTACTTTTTATCTTACTTATTTCTTTTGGGAAATTCATTTGTTCCCAATATTGGTCTTCTTTTTTATTAGATCTTGAATAAACTGATTCTGATAATGGCAAAGCTATCTTTAAATTTTTAATCTCGTATATCTCACCAATCTTTCCAGTTTTACTAATAACAACCATATCATAGTCCTTATTATACCCATACTTCCATTTATTAAGGCGATTGTTTTGTTTTATAACGCTAGGCTTTATATGGTCCTTTGTTATATTATAAAGTGTTTGATCGTACATTACTTAGATCTCCCTTCCGCAAAACCTTTAAAAACTTTATCACTAGTCTCTTTTTCGCTGTCAACTAATATTTTTTGTTCTTCTTCTATTCTATTCAAAATTTCAAATGCATCAAATATCGCTAGTTTTTTAGTAGCTGCTGCATTCTTTAATTTGTCTGCGCTTAAATCATCATCCCCATTATCTAGTATAGCTTCCTCAGCTACCTTAATTAATTCAAGTACCGCTTTGTGCCCAGCTAGGATTATATTCTGTTTCGTTTCCTTTATATTCATATTTAATTACAATATCATTAGATTTCATACAATAAAGTCGTTGATTATCTATTATAAATTCAAATTCCCCATATGGAGTATAACCAACAAGGTCACCCTCATTTATTTTAAGCGCTTTTAAGGAACTATTACCGTATTTTAATATACCAATAAGCTTTTGTTCTTTATCTAGCTTTAAATAGTCTGTATTCCTTATTGGTTTTACAAAACATCTATCGCCAAAAGCTTTCCAGTTGCCTGAATCGCCATACATATAAATTTGGTCGAGTGTAACAAAGAACATATCTTCCATAAAATAAGCACGACTATTTTTTTGTTCTCCTCGTATATTATAGAATCTTCTAAATACATTGTGGTGCATAATTATCTTATCACCCACTTTTATATCAGTTTTAAAAGCTAATGGTATTGCAGTTACTTCTGCTAAATTATTAACTGCCTTAAAACTTTCTATTTTCGTATTTATAATTAATTCTGTACCACCAATATTTACAGTATTGTCATATCTATAACCAACTGGTTTTACTATAAAACTGGAAAATGCTCTCATTAGTATTCTAGATCATATTCAACCGAAATAGCCATATGAAGATTAAACTTTTTCCACGGCATAACTTCTTCTCCCTTTTTAATATAAATATTATAAGAGTTGTCAGACTCATCAAACAGTATATGGGAAATCTCGTGACCACCATATACTATTTGATTTATTGAATAATGCATTGCATCATTTTTGTAGTCTGAACCGATGCTAATTTTTCTAATTAGCTTTGACATCTTCCTCTATTTTTGTAAATTCCCCTGTAGATAGGTTTATAGATACTGGACCGTATATTTCTTCCAATACTTTTTTATATTCTTCTACGCTTCTATTCAGTTCCGCTAGGTTATGTAGCAATCCGTGCTTTTGTGATTCTAATACACCGATATTTCCAAGAACATTTTGCAAGTCAGTTTGTTGCGTTGTTAGTTTTGTTAATTGTTCCTCAGAAATGTAATTTGTTGTTTCTTCCATTTGATTTAATTTAATTGTTTATTTATTTTTATTATGATAATGTTAAAAGGTATTTCATTCTAGCAGCTTCCCCGGATAGTGATTGTGCCATATTACATATATCTCCAAATTTATTTGAATCACCATAAGACTCTAACTCTTTGGAAAACTTTAATACTTCATCCACTATTTTTGTAGAATCTGCTTTAGAGGAAATAGGTTCAATTTTTAATGATTGAATTCGTTTACCAGTATACCCCATTATTTTTTCTATAACATCATCTTTGAAGCATTGTAGAAATTCATAAAACCCACCAGTTGCCTTATGCTCTGCAAAACTTCTAGTCTCCCAATGAATCATATGAATCTGTTCGTGGAAGAATGCTAATTTACCTGCAATCTCTTCTGTTGTCATAATAATTTATTTAATTATTTCCAATCTGCTATTTTAACGTTTTTTCCTGGATTTTTACTTCTAACATAAGAAGCGATCTCTTCTCTATGAGTAGGATTCATTACCCTTCCCTTTACCGTAGTGTATGTTTGAGTGGTCTCACCTGGGCCAGACGTAGACATACTACCTTTAGTTACATAATCCTTGTATTTACCTAAGTTTAATTCAACATTTTTTGTATTACTAGGCTGTGCAATAGAATTAATGCCTTCTTTTGTAAATTCAATACCAGTTGCTCCTTTAACTTGACCAATTGCGGTTTTGTTTGCGTAACTAGTATTGGTAGTTGTGGTATTACCTTCTTTTGTAGAAGTATTTGTAGAACTTAATTTTTTAACAGGAGGATCAATTAACCTGCTTGCAGTAGATCCGCTATTTAAACCTGTAGGTAATTTATCCCCCGTTTTTGGGTTATTACCTCTGCCTGGTATTTGTGTATATGCCATTTTATTTACCGTTTAATATGTTATTTTATTATTATTACACTTATTTATTTCTTTTTAGTCATTTCCTTCTTTTCAAAAGGTTTAGTCTCTTTTTTTTCGTGTTTTGCTTCTGCTTTTTTAGAGGTATATTTTTCTACTTTACCTTTTTCAAAACTTCCTTTTTCTACAATTTTTTTCTTTGTCATAATATTACTATTATTTTATTAAGTTATCTAATACAACTGTGCTTTCATATCCTGCAAAACCGTGCCGTACATTTGTTGGAAATATTTCATTTGTTCCAAAGTCAATCACTTGTTCACACATAATATCATAAGCATATCCATCAGCAAATATTGAGGCAGTTAATTCTACAAAATTCTCATCATACGTTCCATTTGTCAAAACTATTTTTCCAATTTCAACTATTGCTTGTATTCCTTGTCCATAAGATAAAGATGTTTCTTCTTCAAATGTTCTTTCTACGTAAACTCCTTTTGCTAATAAATCAGTAATTGCAGTTTCTTTGTTTGTGTAATTTAATTTATATATGTTCATTTTATAGAGTTGTTAAGGCGATACACTCGGTATCTAATAATGGTGTTGGAAATAACATTGATGATTTTATGTAAAGAGGAACTGATAAGTTTGTATTTATTTTACTCATTAATGTACCCGTGAATACTGTAGCTAAAATTACTTTAACTCCATTTACAAAAACATCAGCAGTTGTTCCATTCCATTTAATTACTATATTAACAATATTTGTTAATGTAGTATATAGTATAGTTTCAACACTCGCTTCCACTTTAGAAATAAGAACTCTATTTCCGCTGCCACCTGCAGTTTTAATTCTAAATCCAAAAATAGTCTCAGTTGAATCCATTAAAAGCATTCCGCTTCCAGCACTATCTCTTATATAAGCTATATTATTATTCAATTCAACAAACCACGTTCCACCCGCAGAAGTAATCAATCCATTTGTATAAATATTATTTCTACTAATAACATCAGAATTTCTTGTTACTGTACTTGCTACTGTTGGAATGTAAGAAGTTGGATATGCTCCGACTTCTAATTGTCCATTCGTACAACTTCCAGTAACTGTTAAAATTAAATTACCAATAGTTGGTGTAAATGTTAAACTAACTCTATTATTTATTCCAGTTCCAACTAATGAACCTATAAAAGTTCCAGTTAAATTTATTGTTCCAGTTCCATAAAAAGAAATAGTATTTGCTACAGCAGTAGTTATTATAATTTGATTTGTAACTATTGTACTATTTAACAATAAATTAGTTCTTTGCGGTTCTGATAATATACTTGGACAACCTCCTGCAGCATCATAGTTTAATCTAGGAACGTTTAATCTATCTGTTGTCGGGAAGTAATCTTTAGGGGTTGAACCTGTAACTAATTGTGCTCCCCAAATGTAAACAGACGTATCTAGAGTATTTACTTCTGCTCTAGAAGAAGTACTTGAAGAAACTATACTTATAACAATGGCTCTATCTGTAGCGGTTGCAGTAGCGGTAGCTGTCATAGTACATCTATACCACCCATTACCAAAATCTATAATAGATGAAGTTGTTCCTGTTCCTACGGAACCAACAACGCCATTATTAAGGTCAAAATTAGCAAAAACAAGTCCTGATGTATAAATACCACTATTACCTACAATTTGCATAAAATTATTTGTTCCTTTTTTAGCAAAAATACTTGTAGTGTAAGTTGTATTACTATTTACCGATAAAGAAGCCTGTATCGAATGAAATGCTGATAATCCATTAGAAGTAAGTGTATCGGCAGTTAACGTTCCATTTGGAGAAATTTGAGTATTTGTTATAACTGTAGAAAATGTTAAAATCCAAGTAGTTAAAAAATCTTGACTATATTTTGCTAAATTATAAGGAGTCTCTTCAATAAACCCTTCTGAATTTACTCTCGTGGCAGTAGTTGCTCTAACTACAGTCATATCTCCTAATGTTGTATTAGGAATAGCAGAATATAATATACTTTCTTTATAAGCGTTTGGTGTTGTTAATAAAGATACTTTGTTTAGTAAGTTTTTAGAATCTAATTTAGTTAAATAAGTATATAAACAAGAACTAGCTTCAAACATACTATTACCATATGATGTTACTCTGCTTTTAAAACTAATTAAAGTATTAGAAACAATGTTAAACGAGGCTTTAAGCCAATCTACTCCAATACCTATACCTATCATACTATCTTACTAATAAAATGCTACCCACTGGTATGTTTACCGCTGATGTAATTTGTGTTACTATAACCGGCAAAAACATACCGCTGGCTAAGCCAGAGAATGTTACGTCTGTAGTATTGCCATTTGGTCTTACTGTTATTGATGTTGCTAACGTAGGATCCGTAATTGCTCCTATGTATATCGCCGCTGGTTTAATGCCCAGGGTAGGAAATGCGCTAATAGTATCTACTGCCGTTGCAAAATCCGGTTGATTTAAATATTGTCCCATAGTATTATAGTCTTGATTTTACTCGTTGTGTTATTGGCATTCCAGTTGGCTCGTTTGGTTGGTCAAAACGTAATTTAATACCATTTTTACCAGCACTATATCCAGGCACTTTGGGATATGCGGTCGTATCTAATGGTCCATCCCATATTGCGGTTGCCCCAACTCCATTCATAGCTGCTTCTTTATCAATAGGAAACATTGGGTGTACTTTTGCTTTTATATTCATAATAGTTATATTTATTAAAAAGTAGTTGGTATTACTTGTTGTGGTTGATTTTGTACGCCTTGCGGTTGTTGCATACCAATTTGTGAATTAAAACTGTTGGGTACTGGTGTTCCATATACTCCCTGAATAGTTGATGGAGCAGAAAATAAACCAGGGTTTATTGGTGATGGTTGTACCTGGTTAGGATTTTGTAATCCTGTTTGGTCAATAAGGGTTGGTGCTATCATTGTCTTTTATCTTTGTTTACGTTATCTATTGCAGTTCTTAATACTGTGTCTGTATATGTTTTACCTGTCATTATTGTATTTCTATAGCTTGTTGGTATATCTTCTTTACCCAACATTATACGATACATTTTACTAATTAGTTGTTTACACTTAAATGAAACTTTGTATATGTGATATTTTTGGGTTGTATGGTTTCTTTCTCTCCAAACCACAATCCATCCCTCTTTCAATAATCTGTTCCAGCGTTTATTGTCCCAACTATAAGCATACGTACCTATCTTGTAATCTTGTTTGGTAAATAAATCCATACAATCAAAATATATTAGCAGTTCAAGGTCTGCATCAACCAAGTCATTATTTCTACAAGCCCAACGCCTTATTATACGATAATGTTTTAATAAACCTAGATCTTTTATATCTATGGCTTCTAATCGTTTCATAATATTACAGCGATGTCTTGCAACTTAATAACCGTGTATTTTTTACCTTCAGGTTCAATGCCAAATCCGGCTGCTTTATCATAAAGTATTTTATCGCCGGGTTGTATAACTTGTATATCCTCACTTACATAGTCTACGGTTGCTTCTTTATACCTTATGTTTTCTTTATCTTTGTCTGCTAGTAATAATCCTCCTTCTGTTTTTTCTACAGTTAGTTTTGCTGGTGTTATAACTATATAATTACCTATTGCCCTCATTTACTCTTAGAT